GTAATTCTGAAATCGTCAATGTAGCCGTTCAAGTATCTCAGCGCACTGCCAGACCGATACAGACCGACGTGGAAGGTTTGTGGAAGAGTTGAGATAACAGACGTCGCCGCTGACGCAGCAAGTACGCCATTGATAAATAGCCTTACCGTTGTGCCATCCGACGCGACAGCAACGTGCGTCCATGTGTTCAGTGACACCAGTCCTGCCGACGAGGCCGCAACCCAGACCGGCGTAGCCGATCCACCAAATCCGGCCGCAGTCATGCCTCCGTTTGGAAGCACCGACAGTGCAACTCTGTTCAAGTCCGAGGTGGTCGTGCCGTTGAAGAATATTCCGCTTCCATGTGTTGCAACGCCATATGAGTTAAGATAGAACCAAGTCTCAACGGTATAAGAGTTGCTCAGCCTACATTGGCTGCTGCTTACCCGCAGGGCATCGTCGGTGCCATCAAAATACGCGCTCGACCCGCCGAATCTGTTTTGGGCCGTGCTAATTGCGGGACTGCCAAGTCTTGTGACGGCGAGGCTGTTTACGCTGCTATCTACAAAACTCGTGCTGCCATTTGTTCCATCCGCCTTCAGTAGTAGTGAGACGCTTGCAAAAGACGGGTCCGTAGCGGCGGCAACCGACAGCGTAACTGTAGCTGCGGCAGAATCCGCCGTGCCATCATTAACCTTGAAAGTAAAGCTGTCTGAGCCGGAATAGCCGCTGCTGGGAGTGTACGTCAGGTTCGGGGCCGTACCCGTCAGTGAGCCATTGACAGGATTCGTTACAACCGTGTACGTCAGTGCGCTGCCTTCGACATCGCTGCCAGCTAGAGTTATCGCAGTTGCGGTGTTATGGTTCACCGATACGCTCTGGGCAGTGGCCGCAGGCGTGTCATTGACGGCAGTCACTGTTATTGAAACAGTGGCCACGGCCGAGTCTGCTGTGCCATCATTAGCCTTGAACGTAAAACTGTCCGAGCCGTTATAGTTCGCGCTGGGCGTATATGTCAGATTTGGAGCCTCGCCACTTAGGGTACCATTGCTCGGGCCGTCAACCACCGCGTAGGTTAGTAGATCGCCATTGGCATCGCTGGCAGTGAGTACGATATTAACCGCAGTATCCTCGGGCGTTGAAATGCTCTGACCCGCAGCCACAGGGGCCGCAGGGCTAGCGCCCGGTCTAACGAGATTCGAGGATTGAGAGACCGCTGATACGGCCGGATTTGATACACCAAAATGACGTGACATAGACTCTCCGAAGATCACTGGCCTTGCGTAGGTTTTACTTGGCCATAATGCAATATATTTAGTAACCGCTGCCCGGGGCGCCGCGCAACAAAGAACCCGCTGCAAAGCGGGTTCTTTGTACCAGGAATTGCCTCCTATCAGCTGCCCGAGGTCGGTAGTGAACCCGGGGGCGTGAAGTTCGCCGTGTATCGGGCAACACCCTTGGTGATGCGAACATCATCCAAGTAGCCGAATAGCGTACTAGTACCAACCCTGTTTGCGCCGACAGCCAGCCCGAGATTTCCGGTCACGTTAGATGTGTCCGTGAAGCTGGTAAAGGGATACGTACCTGGGTTTACTCCATTATTTATGTTCTGCACTACTCCGTTGACGAAAAGTCTGCATACTCCACTGCTTCTCGTAAAGGCAAGGTGTACCCAGGTGTTTCTGTGTGCCGCCTGCGTCGCTGCAGCGCTCCATATATTGGCAGAATTGTCACCTTGTAAAGTTACCTGCAGCTTCCGCCCAAAGCCTGAATCTCCGTAGCGAATCTGTACTGTTTTTGCGGTACCCCAGGCTATAGAGGCAACTATCTGATAACCTGCGCTCTCGCTAGTCAGGTATACCCAGGACTCAAAGGAAAAGTCACCAGTGCCCAGTTGAAAGGCATTATTGGCTGCAACAGTCAAGTAGTCGCCGGTGCCGTCGAAAAAAGCACTGGATCCGCCGAACTTGCTCTGTGCGGTGCTAATCTTGGTATTGCCAAACCTTGAGATGGCAAAGTTATTAGCACTGCTGTCGACAAAGCTTGTGCTATTATTTACACCATCTGCTTTTAATAGTAGCGAAACGCTTGCAAACGACGCATCCACCGCGGCGGCAACCGACAGCGTAACCGTAGCTGCGGCAGAATCAACCGTTCCATCATTAACCTTGAAAGTAAAGCTGTCTGAACCGGAATAGCCGCTATTCGGAGTATACGTCAGATTCGGCGCCGTACCCGTCAGCGAGCCGTTTGAAGGATTCGTCACAACCGTGTACATCAGCGCATTGCCATCGATATCGCTGCCGGCTAGAGTTATCGCAGTTGCGGTATTATGGCTCACCGCTACGCTCTGGGCGGTGGCCGCAGGCGTGTCATTGGCGGCAGTTACCGTTATAGAAACGGTGGCCAACTCTGAATCTGCTGTACCGTCGTTAGCCTTAAACGTAAAGCTGTCCGAGCCGCTATAGTTCGCGCTGGGCGTATACGTCAAGTTCGGGGCGGTGCCCGTCAGCACGCCATTACTGGGGCCGTCAACTACCGCATAGCTCAACAAATCGCCATTAGCATCGCTGGCGGTGAGTACGATGTTCGCTGCAGTATCTTCTGAGGTCGAGATGCTCTGACCCGCAGCGACCGGTGCCACCTGGGGGTCGGCCGGCCTAGCGAGATTCGAGGCCTGAGATATTGCTGCTGCAGCTGGATTTGATATACCAAAATGACGTGACATGAGCTCTCCGGAGATCGCTAGCCTTGCGTAGGTTTTGCTTGGCCATAATACAATATATTTAGTACCACTGGCCGCCCGGCTAGAGCATCACAGCTGCGAAACCTATTATTACGGGCGAATGGAGGTAGTGTCAAAAAACCGGGAGCCCCATGAAATTTCCTCTGTTTAAAGTCGCCGGCATACTGAAGGCCTCAGAAAAAATGGTTAGCACGGTGACGACCGCTCTATCTGATCTGGCAGTCCAGTACTATGGAAACACCGTGCTCGCCCCACGACTCGACGACGCCGAGCTAACAATAGCTTCTTTTTACTCAGAGGTAAGCGATGACGCGCCCGGGCTCTTGCCAGATCTATCGAACCTAGGCAAACTCCTTATGAACGAGGTACTGCAAGATGCTCCAAAGGCAGACGGCAAAGCACGATGGAAAGAGCTACTGGCGTCCTTAAACGAGAAAAAGCTTGCATTAACGCCAACCGATGAAGAATCTGATTACACGTCTCTTCGCGATACGGTCGAGCAGATAACGCTGCTTTCTGGCGCGAAAGCGTCTAAAGGGCTGATGATTCCGACCCCGACAGCCGAAGCCATTGTGCCAAAAGCGGGTCTCGAAGCCCTAGCCAGCGCATTGAGGCAGATGTCAAAATATCCTATATCTAACATAGACAAAGATCAGAAGGCAAAGAATAAAGCGGCCCGTGCAGAGCTCCTATCCCAGTTATCCGACTCTTTGCAGGATTCAGTGCAAATAGCATTCAAACCTAATCGTGGGGCGCGCACTCAGCTGCTCAGTGCCGACGAATACTACTCCAAGCTTCAAGATCTGCATAATCGAACTAAAGCGTCCCTGGCCGCCGCCCTGGATAAAATAGATACGATACGCAGCAACTTTGGCATAAGCGCTGGAAAAGGCAGTCAAAAAACCTATGCCAAGAAGCTAAGTGTAGACGAGGCATGCGATGGCAAAGAACTTAATCTAGCAAAAGCCGCAGAGGTCGAGTCACTGATGGTTGTCGTCGGCGCCTCGGCAAAAACTAATTCCGCTGCGTATGTGCCCATTTCTGCGTCACAGAAGGCTTCATCCGATATACCTATCTTTTTTAATGCTAATGTTATTGGAGAACTAGTTCACTCGGCCGTAACCCAACATGCCGTAGCCGATCCGCTAGAGCTAAAAGAAATTATTGCCGAAGGATGGCGAGACATAGTCTCCCATGAGCTTGGACATGTAATCCAGGCCATGCATAGCCGTACCTCGGGCGGGGCGAGCCAGATGCGCGGCAAAATGCGTTATGATGCTCTTGATGACAGCGGCATACTAAAAAAAGATCTAAGCGAAGTTGTCAAAAACAGAGTGCGTGATCTCGCCGGCAAGACCAAGGCTCTCCAGCCGACAGACAAAGACTATCATGCAAAAATAACGGACTTGGATAAAAAGAGACAGGAGCTGAGCGACGCCCCCCCTCTAGTAAAGGAGTTTGAAAAGCTTAGAGCCTCGTACGAACGAACGGCTGCCAATAAAGACGCATTCCTGCCGCGAATGAATCAGATAGCCGAGCGCCTTGTGCAAATTGGCCTGTTCCCGCATGGAATAGATACAGAGGCACTGCGAATAGAGCATGATAGCCAGGATGCAGAATTCTTTACCGAGCTTGGCAACGCAGCCGGCGAGCTTGATCAGTACATGGCCGCTTGGGTGCCAGATGGCGTCATTAGTGGCATGGTAAAGGTCTTTGCAGGGCAGCTTGAAAAGGCGCAGCTGAAGGCATCCATCTCTGAACTCAAGAGGCAGCTGAAGGATGCCAGCACGGCAGTTGCCAGTGCAGCCGGAGACGGCAGTACGAAGACTGCGCTGTCAGGCATTGCATTTTTTAAGAATAATAACTATTTTGGAAGCACTCAAATAGCCGATCATGTCCGTTCGTCCGCAGACTTTATAAATAAAATGACAAAACAGCCTGACGAGACCGGCACTGACCGCGCATTCAGACTCGAGCAGGAGCAACTGAATATAGCCCTTGATCAGTATGAAGGAGAGCTATCGCAGATACTAGAAGTGGACCATCATAAGTTCTTTGAACATCTTTATTCTAGGTATAAAAATTACCGCGACGAGGTAGCGCTTGCCAAGTGGCAGCGTGCCGTCTCAGAGCTATATACGCATGCTATCTCCGCTAGAGATGCCAGGTTCAGGGTCGAGTAGGAGCCGTATGACTTTTTCGCTTTTTAAAACCGCAGAGCTGGGCAGCGCAAAGCGCAACTTCGGCACAGGCACTTATTCCTGGGATGCGATTCCAGCGATACGCGACGCTGTCTACGGGCAATTCTCGCTCGTAAATACCGAAAACCTACCGTGGCTAACCAATCTGCTCGGCATTGCCGTATTTGACTTGCTTGAGCGGATAGCCGCACCGCGTCAGTCCAGAGATGAAATTCTCGCCGCAATCCTGATAGATCCCGCATTCTCTGGCAAGGACGCATCATCCCCCGAAGTTCGCCAGGAGCTAGGCAATCGGATGCGGGCTCAGGCCGGACAAAAAACCGCATCTCCTGCTGAAGTGATAGCTTTTGCAAACTCCGACGCCGGGCGCTCATCACTGCAGGCCGCCATGGCATCGGCCGGCCTTCCACTAGAGGAGCTGCACACCTATATAGAATTTGCCGCTGGAAGAAATCCACAGGACTTTTCCGACCACATTAGCGCGTCAGCTTTTGCTAGGCGCGTTAACGAGCTGCGCGCAGAGGCAGCCCGGGCACAGCCACAAAGCACCATCGGTACCGCGGAGTCCCGTAACGAAATAATGGACTATATTCGGCAGCACCCCAGCCTGGATGGCGGGTTAACGATTGAGGCTTTCGGAGCCACGCATCATACTCAGACCAATGCGGAAGCCGGCAAGGCGCTGGCCGAGCGCTGTCTTGCTGAACAGAACGAAGGCGGGGGCGTTTGCGTTCACTCCATTCACCTAAACAAAGTGCTAGGTGGCCTTTCACTGTTCGCTAGCGTAAGAGGACCCAAGCGCGAACATGTGGCCACTATAAAGTTTGAAGACGGACTGGTGTACGAAATAAAAGGCCATAATAACGGACTCGTCGCCAATCAGCTGCAGGCTTCAGAAGCTAAAAAGCAAACCATGCGGTCGGCGATCAAAAGCTATGTGTCGAAAATGCTGACCGATGGCGTAGTCGATGGATTTAGCCCAGCTGGCGAGGCAGACTTTGCAAACTTGTTGCATCCGGAAGAGATAAGTAGCGCCCTCAGCGCCGGCATAGAGGATTATTCCGCCATCCTACCTAGCCACGAGTTGTCATCCGAACAAATTAGAACTATTTGGGACCGCATAAGCAGTGACAGGTCGCGTGCAAAAGAATTCGCCGCTATGGCCGGCAATAAAAATACTCCTTCAGAAATTCAGCGCGATCTACTCGCCATCGGAGATAAATCTGTCGACGCTGCCCTCGCACGAAATAAAAATCTAGATCCGGAAGTTCATGATCAGCTGTCCATGCACGCTGACAGACTTGTTCGCCATCGCGCCCTGGCTCATCCGCTTGGCAAGAATAAAGAAATCGATCAAGAAGAAATTCTTAAAATGTTGGGTAGCCGAGACTCCAAGGTAGTCGCCCGTGCCGCAGCTTCACCGCTTGCTCCGAAAGAAAAACTACTCGAGCTCGGCGCGAATCCGCTTACTGATCCTAATATAAAAGCGAATCTCCTCATAAATCCAAACCTTAAGCTAGAGACAAAGCAGGCTATTTTCGACACACTGCATATATCGGCGCAGTTGTCTACCTTGAACTCTTCGACATATGGCGCAAACTCGGAAGACATAAGGCAACTTAAGTTGCCAAAGAGCGCCAGACCTGATGGGCTTGACGGCAAGCAGCTGATCGAATTTACCAAGCATGTGCAGAGCTCCGACGGCCTGAAGCTTGCTCTGGACAGCGTAAATGCTGATGAATTCGTCCTCAGCTACGTGGCCCGCAACAAGGCCGCAACGCCCGAGATACTAAGTGCTATTCTGGAGGATCCGCGGCGCAAGAGGGATGCCCTCGCCGCCGTGGCCGGCAACGAGGCCGCAACGCCCGAGATACTAAGTGCCATTCTGAAGGATACGCGGGCGGACGCCGCCGTTCTCGCCGCCGTGGCCGGCAACAAGGCCGCAACGCCCGAGATATTCTATGCTATTCTGAATAATAGGGGTATTCTTTTTGAGGCGCGGCGCAAGAGGGATGCCCTCGCCGCCGTGGCCGGCAACGAGGCCGCAACGCCCGAGATACTAAGTGCTATTCTGAAGGATACGCGGGCGGACGACGACGTTCTCGCCCGCGTGGCCCGCAACAAGGCCGCAACGCCCGAGATACTAAGTGCCATTCTGAGGGATATACGGGCGGACTACTATGCCCTCGCCGCCGTGGCCGTCAGCAAGGCTGCAACGCCCGAGATCCTCCGTGCTGTTGCCGAGCGCACACGCAGCACTGACGTTAAACTTCGCATACAGAAGCGTCTCGAGGAAATGGGGAAAATGGCGGGCGAGCGTGGCATGTTCCCGCTATTTAAGCGCAGCTCCAGGCAGTTCCGCCTCTTCCGCTAACCCGCGCCATACTTGCGCATAGCAGCCAAACTACGGGAATTCGCATGAACTTTCGGCTTTTTAAACGCGCCAGTCCGGCACTAGCCGCCGGAGCCGCGATAGTAGCCAGCAGCACCGGCAGAATACTGCTCCAACTGCGCGCACCTCATCTAAGCGCCGGTGGCACATGGAGCCTTGTAGGCGGTGGCGTCGAACCAGGCGAATCACCCGAACAAGCGCTGTTTCGCGAAATCACAGAAGAAACAGGCGCCGCACTAAGCGGCAAACCCCCAACACCTGTACACAAGTAATAAAAAACACCTACAGTACCGCAGTTATCTGCTGCGCATCCCAGAAGAATTCGAACCAGTAAACAGCGAAGAATCTACCGAGCACCGGTGGGTAGATGCAACCGATCTGCCTCAACCACTGCACCCAGGGATGAAGCCGTTGATGCCAATCCTGCTGCGAGCACTAAAATAAATGCAATTTAACCCGGCGGAGGCCCGCAGCCCGCTTGCGGGCTTCTTGTTGCGCGCCCGGTAAAATACACCAGACCGCCGGCCATAAAATGTAATTCCATACGAGCTAGGTTGAAAATTTTATTAGCAGTCGAGGTGATTTATTTCTAAGTCAAGCAATTCACAGTATCTTTATCGCGAAGTCGTCGTTGATCCCGTTATCCTGTCTACCGTCTATCTCAGGAACGCCACCTATAACATCAACGAAGTTGAGTTGATGGAGGAGCTGAAGGAGCTGCAGGATAGACTGATCGCTAAGATCAAAGAGGTCATTGATACGTGTCTAACTGAGCGACAGCGGGAGGTGATGATACGGACCTTCCTAGAGCAAAGGACGCAGATGGAGGTGGCTGACATGCTAGGGGTATGTCAAACGACTGTACATAAGATTATCTCTGGTAATATCGACTATTCCAATGGAGGGAGACGTTACGGCGGAGCACTGAAGAAGATAAAGAAGATCTGTGAAACCGACCCGGATGTCACCCAAATCCTCGCTCGTCTCGAGGAGATAAAGGGACTTCTCAGCGAAACCTGACCTTCAACCTCTTCGTCTGGTTATATTTGGCTATCAAATATACACGTACAGACTGGCAGAGCTCGAGCCGTTCGAGCAAAACTGCTACAGTCCACAGAACGAAGAGGTTGATTTATGATAGGTACAAAGATAGGTCACTTAACTGTCACGGCAGAGCTGCCAAGGGAAAACTACAAGGCATACTGGGAATGCACGTGCATCTGCGGTGCCAAGCGCCGCCTTCAGCAAAGCGCAATGCTCGCATCGGCCCGTGCAGGCGAAGATATGTATTGCTCCTCTACGTGCAAGTCTGTTCAGCAAACCCTTGCCCGTGAAATGGGAAATGTTTACGGAAATATGACAGTCATCGGAGCTGAAGCTTCCACTGATAACCAGGGTGTGCTGGCAGTGTTGCGCTGTTCATGTGGTGCAATTTCTAAGCGGCGTTTTTCCAGGAAGGCTGATTGGGAGAGCTGCACGTCTGAGTGTGCGGCAGAAACAAAATACAAAAATCAGATCGGTGCAAGGCATTCCTCTTTGACCATTACTGGTGTTGCTCGTGATCACGAGGGGCAGTGGTGCTTCCAGGCTGACTGCGATTGCGGTCGGAAGACACTTACTCTGGCTCGCAAGGTTCTTGACGGCTCTACCCATGGCTGTGGTATTTGCCGCCATCAGCGCGTTGCGTCTCACCCAAAGCAGATAAAATCTGCGCAGGTTATTGCCGAAGCCGAGGATCTGACTGGCCGGGAATACCCAGCATACATGGTAATTGAGCGCACAAAGCATTTCCGTCGTGCTCGGCCTGCGTGGAATTGTCGCTGCCGATACTGCGATTCTGTTGTCGAGGGTCTGAGGCGCGAGGATATTGAGGCAGTTGAGACGAACCCGCTTGTTCCAAGTGGCTGCTCGTCGTGCGCAAAAAAGCGAGCTTTTGTCGGCAAGATTGCAGGTCTTGTTGGTACAACTGTTGCCGGCATGAAGCTGGTTAGCTTTATCGGGACGGACAGTGGACATTCTGAGTGGAACTGTGAATGCCCTGGCTGTGGTGGGCAATCTCAGCAGCGCATGAACTACCTAAAGGAGGCAGAGAAAAAAGGTCGAAATGTTTACTGTTCTCTGTCCTGCTACCACCGTTCAACCGCAAGCGTTGATATCGGCAAAACATACGGCTCACTAACGGTCGAATCGCTCAACAAAGACGCTACTGACGCAAACAAGATCGTAATGGTAAACGCCTGGTGTGTTTGCGGGGATGTTCGGGTCGAGGCTCTTACAAAGCTGCGCATGAATAAAACTTCTGCCTGCAGTGATCGCTGCTCGGCAATTGCTCGCCGCAAGACTCAGCTTGTTGGAAAGCGCTTTGGCAAAGTGGTTGTCACTGGGATTGGAGTTGCGGCTCCGGGTGAAAAGTACGAAAATGAGATTGTTGCCCGAGTGGTATGCGACTGCGGCAAGACTCACTCTGCTACTCCGTATAAACTAGAGAATGGCCTGGTGACAAGCTGTGGCTGCGCACTCACAGACTATCGTGCAGATTTTAGCGGGGAGAACAACCCGAATTGGCGCGATGGCTCAACCGAAGAGGTGCAGCGAGCTCGTACTAGCCAGGAGTATTTTGACTGGAGAAATGCAGTATTCGCTCGCGACAGCATGACTTGCCAGTGCTGTGGTCACGTTGGGCCGACTGGCGGAGCTGGCATGAATGCGCACCACAAGTATAATTTTTCAAAATACAAAGAGCTGCGTTACGATGTTGATAACGGCATTACGATGTGCCGTGGTTGTCACATTGGGTTTCACACTGACTACGGCAATCAGAATAATACCCCAGAGCAGCTTTCATCTTACCTCGCCAAATACGGAACCTTCCGCCAGAAACGTGAACTCCTGGCGGAAGGCGGTGCTTGATCAGATTATTTACTTAAGCAATGAAACCGGGTTGTTGGCGCAACCCGGTTTTTCTTACAGCCCGTGATCCGGTGAACGGTTGTCTGCAGACACCAACAAAAAACCCGCTTCGCGGCGGGCCATTTGTTTCAGATTTTCTCGCCTGGAGGCATTTTGAAGTAATGTGGCTTATCCTTATCGAGTCCTGATTTGGGCTGCAGGTGCATGACATAGTTTTTCATAGCCTGCGCATCCTCGCCCTCTAGCAGGCCGCTGCGGATGTCTTCATCTATGATTTCTTTTAGGTGCTCAAGCGCCATGTTTGCCTCGAGCGACTTACGGCCCTTGTTGGTTGACGTGAGGCTTTTAATAGCGTCTAGGGTGCCCTGCAGTTCCTGAATGTGCTGTAGTGCGTCCTTGTTACGCTTGCCGGTGGTGCCGGTATCGGAGAAGACGGCTGGATCGATCCTTGATGCGCGCTCCTGCACCTTTCGGAGGTAGGCGCTCATTAGATTTAGATTTCTGTTGGTCGCTTCGATGTCGCCTTCGACAATCGCGGGATGCAGGCGGTCCGCGCGCTCCACATATTCCTCGGCAATCTTCTGAAACCGATCCCCGATATCCATGGCCAGGCGAGCCTTGCGAGCGTCGCCCTTCTGTAGGAATTTCTGCGCCAGGTCATACGCAGCAGCAGTCTTTTTAAACATGGAGCCCTCTCTATGGGGCCCGGTATGGGGCCCGGTATGGGGCCCGGTATGGGGCCCGGTATGGGGCCCGGTTAAACTTTCATATTTCTTATTTACAGATTCATAGATGCAACAAAAAAGCCCGCTTCGCGGCGGGCCTTTTGCCAAGGCCAGATCCCTCTTGAGGTGCCAAGAATTGGCGGGGCGGCCGGCGGGCGATGTCAATTATAGTGTAGTCGTGTCAAGCTACTTATTATTAAAACAGCCTTAAAGCCGAAAGCAGCTGCGCATTCCGGAGATCCAATGACTCTTAGACACTATGCCTGGAAAATTCGTCTCGGCAACACCGAGAACTTCCTTGATATTGATGATCTAACGGATGGATATCTGTTATGGCGAAATGGCTCCAAGGTGATGTCTACCTTGATTGACCAGGGCAAACTAAGCCTGAGCGCCCCGCAGAACCCGAATGACGCGGCGACCAAGCAGTACGTGGACGACAATCTAAATACTGACGAGTCGGCCCGTGTTGCAGTAGATACCCATCTACAGGCACAGATCGACGCGCTCATAGGTACTTCGCTGACCAGCGGCGATAAAGGTGATATCACTATTGCGGTGGATGGCTATGCCTGGACAGTTGATACTGGCGCGGTTACGAACGCCAAACTCGCTGCTGTCGCCAGCGGTATTATAAAGGGGCGCTCATCTGCTGGTACTGGCGCAGTCGAGGATCTGACTGGAGCTCAGGCTACCGCTCTGCTTGATGTATTTAGCGTGGAAGCCAAGGGCCTGGTCCCCGCTGCTGCCAGTGGCGGAACGACAAATTTCTTGCGAGCTGACGGTGTTTGGGCAGCTCCTCCTGCGGGCACCGTTACCGGAGTTTCTGTAGCTTCTGCCAATGGCTTGGCTGGCACGGTGGCTAATTCCGGTACGACTCCGGCAATTACGCTATCGACCAGCGTTACTGGTGTTCTTAAAGGCAACGGTACGGCCATAAGTGCAGCGGCGGCAGGCACCGATTACGCGCCGGCCACAAGCGGCTCTGCGATCCTAAAGGGTAACGGCGGTGGCGGATTCGCTAGCGCTGCCTCGGGCACTGACTATGCCCCGGCTACAAGCGGGTCATCGATTTTGTCCGGCAACGGCAGCGGTGGTTTTGGCAGTGTAACCGTTGGAACCGGCCTTTCATTTGCTGCCGGAACCCTATCCAATAGCCAAGTGGGCCTTACTGATGGCGACAAGGGCGACATTACGGTTGCGTCTAGCGGCGCATCTTGGACTGTGGATGCAAATGCCATAAGCAATACAAAGCTTGCTGATATGGCTACTGCTACCTTTAAGGGTCGGACTAGTGCCGGCAGTGGAGATCCAGAGGACCTCACAGCAACCCAGGCGACCGCTCTGCTGAACAATTTCACAAGCACCCTTAAGGGCTTGACTCCTGCTAGCGGCGGAGGTACTGCTAACTTCCTGCGTGCTGACGGCACCTGGGCCGCGCCGCTCGTTACTGACGGCGACAAAGGCGATATTGCGGTCGCTAGCAGCGGTACTTCATGGACGATTGATTCCGGGGCCGTTACCAATGCCAAGTTGGCAAATATTGCCACCGCTACTTTTAAGGGCAGGACTACTGCTGGCACCGGTGCTGTTGAGGATCTAACGGGCACCCAGGCTACAGCACTACTTGATGCATTTACGACCACTGCAAAGGGCCTTGTTCCTGCTGCTACAGGGGGAGGAACTACAAATTTCTTGCGTGCAGATGGAGCCTGGGCTGCGCCGCCCGCAGGTACTGTTACTAGTGTATCTGTGGTATCAGCAAATGGTATTGCCGGTACTGTTGCGAATGCGACAACTACTCCGGCCATTACGCTATCAACTAGCATAACGGGCCTTCTGCAGGGCAACGGCACCGCCATCAGTGCTGCCACGATTGGTACGGGCCTGTCATTTACTAGCGGCACGCTGTCAAATACCCAGATCGGTCTTACTGACGGCGACAAGGGCGACATCACTGTTGCCAGCAGTGGCACTTCATGGACTATTGACTCTGGAGCGGTTACGAATGCCAAGCTGGCAAACGTAGCAACTGCAACCTTCAAGGGCAGAACTACTGCCGGTACGGGCGCTGTCGAGGACTTGACTGCTACGCAGGCCACAGCCTTGTTGAATACATTTACTACCGCGGCTAAAGGCCTTGTTCCTGCTGCAACAGGCGGCGGCACTACAAACTTCCTACGTGCAGATGGCACCTGGGCAGCTCCACCAAATAGCGGTGGCACAGTTGCCAGTGTATCGGTAGTGTCCGCGAATGGTCTTGCTGGCACTGTTGCAAATGCTACAACAACCCCTGCAATAACCCTTTCAACGAGCGTCACCGGTCTGCTAAAAGGCAACGGCACTGCCATCTCTGCAGCTGTCTCAGGTGTAGATTATGCTCCTGCAGGTAATTATGTAACAATAGACACCGCCCAGACAATAACTGCAGCAAAAGCGATTGATGTTGCCGATGACGGTGCTCCTGCTCTGCGCATAACGCAGCGAGGTACGGGCGAGGCGCTGCGGGTTGAGGATGCTACCAATCCCGACTCAAGTCCATTTGTAATCAACAAGGATGGAAGCGTTGGCATAGGAACGGCCGATCCTGGTGCAAAATTACACGTAGATAGTGGCAGCACTGGATGGGCTAAATGGGGAGCCTCTATAGCAAGCGCATCTTACATGTCTTTTGTAAGAGGCGGAACATCAACAGAAGTCGGCTACATAGGGACTGATGGAGGTGGTATTTTAGCCGGTGGAACTGGCGACAACTTTGGCATCAGATCAGAGGGCGACCTTCTACTGATGGCTGGTTCTGCAGAGCGCGCAAGAATCACTGGGAGTGGCCGTGTTGGCATAGCAACAGCCTCCCCTGGCGCTATGCTTGATATAAATACCTCTGGTTCGACCTCTGTTACTCTGTATTCTGCGGAATTCCAGTCATCATCCGGTACGACAAACGCCGGCCGAGTTCTTTTCAGCCAAGGCAGTACATACGCGATGGCAATTGCTCCAACTGGAACTAGCGGAACCACCGGGCGAATCGACTTTCAATACATCACAAGGAGCACTGGCGCTGTGTCGACGACGCCCCTATCCATCCGTGGTGATGGTAACGTCGGCATTGGAACGACATCGCCAAGCAAGAGGCTGCATGTCAGCGGCAGCGGACTGCTGATCGATGGCGCCAGCTCGGTAGAGAGCGCTCCGCTTGCTGCGAGGCTAATAGTTGATAGTGGCGCTAGCACCGGCCATACCCTGGCCGATCTGAGGAATAGCAATGGTTCGACACTATTCGTCAGCGGAACGAATGTCGGTATTGGCACTTCTTCTCCATCTGCCTCTAATCGACTTGCCATTGAGGCAGGCACTAATAACAATTTTGCCAGTGTAGCTATATCAAATACCTATATTAGCACTGGAACGTGGGAAATCTCAGTCCCCGGCACCGGTAAGACTCTGGTATTCTCTTATAATGGAACTCAGAGAGGATTCCTGAGCAACGCTGTCAACGTATCCAACATCGACTTCACGGGCCAGCATCGGAGTGTCTCGAGTGAGCAGACGCAGCTAACAAACGCTGATATAGGTTTGATTGTGGTATCTGATGGCTATTATCAGTCTATATCTGGTGCTAGAAATATCGGAATTAACGAGGCGCTGCCGAAAGTCAGGCTGAGTAACCAGCGCAGGCAGAAAAGCGTTTTTGGTGTCATATCGGAGAAGGAGGACGGTGACTCGCTAACCCGAGAGTACTGGGTGGGTAATTTTGTTAATGTTTACGACAAGGGGTCAGATGACAGCCGCCTTGTTATAAACTCTCTCGGGGAGGGCGCGATCTGGGTTTGCAACATAAACGGAAGCTTTGAAAATGGAGATTTCATCACATCCTGCGAAGTCCCTGGATATGGAATGCGACAGGACGATGATCTCATGCACAATTATACGGTCGCAAAGATAACGTGCGATTGTGACTTTGATCTAGCCAGCACTACCTACGTGTGCCAAGAGTTCGAGTTTAACGGGATAATGTACAGAAAAGCATTTGTCGGCTGCACGTATCACTGCGGGTAGCCTTTCGACAGACATCATGCGCTGGTCCTGGCGTCATACACCGGTCGTCACTCAAGTGCGAGTGGCGGCCGGCGGCGGTATTTCGGCGCTGCTAATTATATTATATACTAGGCAAGAAATAGCAGACAGGCAAGCTAGTAAGCTAATTAACTTGGAGACACCATGACTTTTAGGCCATATACTGGAAAAGTCCGTCTTGGTAATTCAGAGACTTTTCTAGATATCTCTGAACTTTCAGATGGATACGTACTTTCTCGCGAGGGAAATCAGATCGTTGCAACGCTCATCGATCAGAGCAAGCTATCTCTCGACACCCCGTCAAGGGACGCTGATGCCGCTACAAAGGGCTATGTTGACTCAGAGCTCAGCTCAGAGGAATCTGCTCGCATCGCTGGTGATGCCGGCCTTCAGAGCAGCCTGACGTCAGAAGCGTCAGCTCGCGTAGCTGCCGATGCTGCTCTTCAGGTCGAGATTGATACTGAAGAATCTGCTCGCGCTGCCGGCGATGCATCTCTGTCAACCAGCCTGGGCAATGAGGCCTCTACTCGTGCCGCCGCAGTCGTCGCTCTCCAGGGCAGCGTTGCCGGTGAAGAGTCTGCTCGTATTGCCGGCGACAGCAATCTGCAGACGCAGATCAACAACCTGCTCTCAAACGTCACTCCCGAGTCACTTGACTCGCTGAGCGAGATTGTCTCTGCCTTCCAGGATGCCGACGGCTACCTCCTTGAAGTGGTTCAGAACCTCTCGACCGGCTCAAGCTCGGCACTTGGCATCGAGATATCCGCCCGTGCCGCTGGCGACGCGGCCCTGCAGGCTGAGATTGACACGGAAGAGTCTGCCCGTGCAGCCGGCGATGCCGCGCTCACGACCAGCCTCGGTGTTGAGACCTCGGCCCGTATTGCCGCTGATGCAGCTCTCCAGGTCGAGATTGACACGGAGGAGTCTGCCCGTGCTGCCGGTGATGCAGCTCTTTCTACCAGCCTCGGGAACGAGGCCTCGGCCCGTGCTGCTGCTGATGCAGCTCTCCAGGTCGAGATTGATGCTGAGGAGTCTGCTCGTGCCGCTGGTGACGCTGCTCTCTCCACCAGCCTAGGAAACGAGGCGTCGGCTCGAATTGCTGCCGATGCGGCCCTGCAGGTAGAGATTGATGCCGAGGAATCCGCCCGCGCTGCTGGCGATTCCGCTCTTACGACCAGTCTAGGTGGCGAGACTTCGGCTCGCGTGGCAGCTGATGCTGCCCTCCAGGTCGAGGTCGACGCCGAGGAGTCGGCACGTGCTGCAGGCGATGCGGCGCTTTCAACCAGCCTTGGTCTCGAGACATCTGCTCGCGTTGCTCAAGATGGTTATCTGCACGATCTCATTGTTGACGAGGTCGAGCGCGCCTCGGGAGCCGAGGAGGCTCTGCAGGGCAATATCGATGCCGAGGCGTCAGTTCGTGCTGCTGCCGTTATCTCTCTCCAGGGTGAGATTGATACTGAGGAGTCCGTCCGTGCTGCCCAGGACACAGTCCTACAGGGCAATATTAACACCGAGGCTTCCGCTCGCGTCGCTGCGGATGGCGCCCTGGCTAGCGATCTGGACCTAGAGGAGTCCGCTCGTATCGCTCAGGATCAGAATCTTCAGAACAGCATTGGCTCCGAGGCGTCTGCTCGTGCGGCTGCTGATGCGGGTCTTGCTGGCGATCTTGATATTGAGGAGTCTGCTCGTATTGCTGGCGACAGCAATCTGCAGACGCAGATCAACAACTTGCTCTCAAACGTTGATCCGGCGGCACTCGACTCGCTCAGCGAGATTATCTCTGCATTCCAGGATGCCGATGGCTATCTGCTTGACGTGGTTCAGAACCTCTCAACCGGATCAAGCTCAGCCCTTGGCCTTGAGACCTCGGCCCGTATCGCTGCCGATGCAGCGCTTCAGGTCGAAGTTGACGCCGAAGAGTCTGCTCGTGCGGCAGGTGATGCGGCTCTCACGACCAGCCTAGGTGTTGAGGCCTCTGCCCGCATCGCTGCTGATGCAGCCTTGCAGGTCGAGATTGACGCCGAAGAGTCCGCCCGTGCTGCCGGCGACGCTGCTCTCAGCATCAGCCTCGGCAACGAGACGTCTGCCCGCATTGCTGCCGATGCAGCGCTGCAGATCGAGATCGACACCGAGGAATCCGCCCGCGCTGCTGGCGATGCTGCGCTGTCAACCAGTCTCAGTAATGAGACGTCTGCTCGCGTAGCTGCCGATGCAACGAAGTTGGCGCTCTCTGGCGGCACCATGACCGGCGCCATTGCCATGGGCAATAACAAGGTCACTGGCCTTGCAGCAGGTACCGATGCTAGCGATGCAGTTACGCTTTCGCAGCTGCAGTCCGCCATCACGGACATCGATCCTGCCGGTAGCACTGGTCAGATCCAGTTCAATGCCGATGGCTACGACTTCGGTGCTAGCGCCAACCTGGCATGGGACAATGCGCAGAGCTCACTGTTCGTGGGTGGCGCAGCCAAGGTAAATGGCGTAGTCTCGCTAGGCGAGGTCGCCGAGGTTCCGGCCGGTGAGGCGGGTTATGGCAAGCTGTTTGCCAAGAGCGACGATGGCCTGTACTTCGTTGACTCAGAGGGCGTGAATCACTACGTCCTCCTCGACGGCTACGTTCAGCTGTCTGGTACGTCTGTAGCGCTCGACGCCAGCCCATCGCTGCCGGTTTACCGCAGCCTGAGCATGACCGACGCCACGACCTTTACCACGTCAAATCTTGGTGTTGGTCGCTCTGTCACCGTTCGCCTCGTTGCGGGGGCGGCTCAGCGTGCGGTAACCTTCCCAGCCGGATGGAGCTGGCTCGGCGGTGCAGTACCAGCTGCTATACCGGCCAACAAGGTTGCGCTACTCTCGTTCATTGCCTATGGTCCAGCCGACACTGATGTAATTGCTGCTTGGTCGTATAACGACTCTGAGGCGATCAGCGGCGGCGGCACGACTGGCCAGGTTGCTTTCTACGATGGCATCCGCTCAGTCTCCGGCGAAGCCAACCTGACATGGGACGCCGAAAACGACCGCCTTGTGGTCGGTACCGTTGCGTCACCAGCTGCCAATCTACACGTAGGCGGCAGCGCCCAGGTAGATGGTGCGGTCACGATGAATGGTGCAGTAACCATCGGCGATGGTTATGCTGATGTAGTTACCGTAAATGGTACCGCTACATTTAACCAGCCGGTTTCGATGGGCTCCAACAAGATCACAAATCTTGCCACCCCCTCGAGCGACAATGATGCTGTCAACCTCGCCTTCCTTGAGTCACGTCGTCTGCTGACGATTCAGACCATTGCTGGCTCTGGTAGCGTCAATGCGACAACTGATGTCGTGTTTGTGACCGGTTCCGGCAGCTCCGTCATCCGTCTCCCCGAGGCGGTTGCTGGCAACGCTGGCAAGGTAATCGTTGTCAAGAAGCGCAACTCCGGCGCCGAAGATAACGTTGGTACCGCTTCGGGCTCTGGCCAGGCCATTGATGGCGCAGTCGCCGACTCGTCATCAAACCTCCAGGAGCTGATGCTTCTGAATGAGTCGCTGACCTTTATCAGCGACGGCAGCAACTGGTTCATCATCTGATGGCTAGAGACTGAAAAGAGACCGGGCCCTGAAAAGGGCCCGGTTTTTATTTGCACGAGGACGTTTCAGAATTCGGTTTTTGAGACTAGGTCCAATACTGCATCGACTTTGTCAGCGGCATCACGCTGGCCAGCAGAATCAAGCGCAGCAGCTACCTTGACCAGCTCGCCCATGAGGGATGCCTTGCGGCTCTGACGAGCATTTAGGGCAAATTGAATCTGACCGAGCAGCTCGCGCTGAGCCTTGGTCAGCTTCTTGTCGCCCTCTGCCATCTCCTGCAGCTCTTTCTTTTTCTTCTTTAGAAGAGAGGTCGGAATCTTCTTGTCTTCCGGGATATTGAGCTTCTTGTGTAGCTCGCCCTTTTCCTCTAGGCTGACCGCTCCTTGCATCCACTTGTTGTCTTTTCCTTTTGCCATTTTTACTCCGGATAGCTTGCTAGCTGATTATCGTTCGAGATATTTAGTAGTCATGAGTCTGATAGTACATCTATCTCTACGTGGAATCCGCGACTATTAAATGCTGCTATGGCGGCCTCATCTACGGCAGAGGATCGTGGATAGGCGAACTCTACCCTGCTTTTTACTATATCCAGAGCCCTTATGTATCCTATCTTTCTGTGACCAAGGTAAACCTGAATGCCCTCATTCTGACTTGTAATATGGCCAATTATAAGTGAATCTGCTTCGATATTCATCTTTGCCGAAAGTGTATTGAGCTTTTTAGGCAGACGTGTATTCTTTTGCGCTATTACTTATTGCCGCATTAAACATGGCAAATTTTCCACTGTTTAAGCGCGCCGGGCGAGAGCTGCGATCCGAAGCAGGTATTGTCGATTTCATAAAAGATCTTGGATCCAAGGCCATCGACCTACTGGGTCCTGATATTGCAAAAACCATAAAAGACTTGCCCGAAACTTTTTTAACAGGTATTGCCGATAAGGGTAGCGATTTGCATAGCAGCAAGAATCCTTCGCCCGAGCAGGTGAAAAAATACATTCAAAAGGTGATTTCTGAGCGCGAGAGCACCAGGCCAAGTGGCAAGAAGATTACCGTTACAAAGCTGCATACCGTTCCTGGCCCTGCCGGATCCGATGACGCATTCTACAACAAGATCTTAACTGGGATCGGGGCTCCTGCAACTCCGGAAAATAAAAGGTTCATGTACGCTTGGCGGGCAGCCGAGGGAGGACAGGCTGCCTTTAATCCATTTAATACTACGCAGGGCGCTCCGGGTGCAACGAACTATAATACAGCTGGCGTCAAAAACTACACCGGTGAAGATCAGGGCGTAGCGGCAACCGTAAAAACTCTGTTAAATGGCAGGTATAGCGAGATCATATCTGCGCTTCGCGATGGAGGGCCTGGTGCCTCTGCGGCAGCTGCCCAGGCTCTTGCTCGCAGTCCGTGGGGGACTGGAGAGCTGGTACTTAGGGTCCTGAAGGGCAGAGGTCAGCGCAAGCCCATTTACCAGCTACCTGAAGCCGAAGAGGAAGGCGAAACTATTCATATGAATAGCTAATTCCGATCTTTGCTTGTAAATATAACTATCAATCCGGAAGCTCTAATTTAAACGAGGTCCCGTAATTACCGGCACTTGGAGATACATGAAATCGGACATTGACTGGAAATCCCTTGAGCTAGCACTGAATCCGCCGACCGACAGGTCAATTGACTTTGCTTCAGCATCTGGTCAGTTTACGAAGGTCGCGTTTGATGTTTATAAGAAAATCGGAGAAGAGGGCCTGTGGGAGCTGCGCGAGGCTGAAGATGGCCGCAAAGTTCTTGTGGCTCTCTACGAGGAGGCTGCTGAAAACATTAAGACAGCCTCGGTTAACGAGTGGTCTGCTCACCCAGATTCCTCCAGCAAGTTTGTGACCCTTGCCTTCCGCGGCGCTCCGATTTATAAATTCGCTGCTGCAGATTACGGATTTGACGAGGCGAGTGCCGGTCAATTTGCTAGCTTTGTTGTATCAAAGGCGCGTGATAGCTCATTCGTCGACCAGTTGGCCGATAGCCTAACTCCGGCCCGTCGCGCCCACCTGCTAGATCTTATCAGTGATCAGGGGAAAACCAAATGACCGATATTAAGCGTCAGCTCCAGGCTTTTCTAAAGGCTGCAAGTGCGGCCGTAGCCGAGGACTCAAAGGATTACTTTGTTTCCGATGTTCTTAATCGTATTGACGCAGCCTATGCCCGGACGCGTGACGGCAGCCTTCACGCGCTACATAATGTCGTGGCCACCAAAGCTGATCAGGTCGTAATTAGCCGCGCAGATCTGCGCGACAGCTGGATGCGAGTTGCAAGCCTCGGTCGGGCCGATGTTGTGCGCGACGAAATCGGCGACTTGCTTGGCGATGCCGCCCCTTCGAGCGGCGTAGTGCGTAGCTCCGAGCAAACATCTATGAATGCCGGCAAGTCTGCAATCGATATTTCGGTAGATGATTCCGCTAAGTACGCTGCCCTATTTGGCGAGCACGTTGCCACCAACAGCATTCGCCTTGGCATGGAAACTATCCAGGCCGAAATGAAAGATTACGGTCTTGACAGCAAGCTTACCCTCGCTGCGCAGGACTCGCGTTTTGCCGTGTTTGCAGCAGAACTCACTGACGGCAAGCGCACTGCTAGCGCCCTGATCCCAACCGAAGTCCGCAATGGCGCGGTACTGCTGCCATCGGTTTTCTTTGGCGCAAACTTCTCCGAGTTCAACAAGGAAAATCTCGGCAGTTGGGCAAGCACCGGCAGCAAGACTACTGTCTCCGCCGTTGGCCTACTCGACAAGCTCAACAACCTTGCTGGCCCAGCCGTCATCAAGGCTGCTGCAGACGCCTGGGATGCGGACATCGGCGTTGCCGGTGGCACCGGCTTTGATCTTGGTTCGCTTGAGTCGCCCGTTCTCGCTCCAGCCGAGCTGCCAGCTGAGCTGAGCCCTGCTGCTAAGCAGATGGGTGGAGCTGATTTTGAGCAGGTGTTCAAAGAGGCTACCCTGAAGTGTGGTCCCGAGAAGCTTGCCTCTGCTCGCCAGATGCTCGCGAACCAGCTCCGTTTTGCCAATGTCCGTCACGACAAGATTGTCGTAGAAAGCGAAATTGATAATGGCCTGCGCCTAGGTACTCATGTTCGCAGTGCCTCCGGAAAGCAGTACATCACTGTCCCTGTTGAGTTCGACGGTGGCAACGTGCTCCTGCCGGGCTTCTTCCAGGCCGGAAATCGCGTATGCGAGTTCTCTGATTCTTCGCTGCAGCGCATTGCATCAGAGTCCGACTCCTCGTTCAATGCCGCTGCTTCTAGCTTTAAGAGCCTGAGCTTTAGCGACCTGTACAAGGTAGTGATCAAGAATGCCCAGTTTGGCAACCTAGCTGGTGCGGAAGAGGCGATGGCAGTAATTCTGCAGGAGCACGGCGAGGATCTTCACCGCCAGGCTTTCCAGGATATGGTTTCTGTTATCCAGAAGAGCGCCACCATGGAGCGCAGCGACCTCGACAAGTATGCCGACGACCTCGCCGCTGGTGGTAGCGAAACTGCAAATTATGTTTCAAATCGTGTAAACGCGGCCATGTTCGGCCTACTGGATTGACATATGCTGAAAATCGCAAAGCTTGAGCAAGAAATCAGCAACCTTGATAAGTCCGGCACGGACGAGGACACCCTTGCCGCTGCAGCCCTGGACTTCGCTGCCTACGACACAGACGATCTGCGCCGCGTCGCAAGCCTCGTAGCCGGATTTGCAGATGCCCTTGATGCCGATGGTCACCGCATAGCGGCTGATCGCCTGGATCGCGTACTGAGTAAGTTTGCATCGAATCCGGAGGCGTTCTGGGACCCACCAAAGCGCCGCAGCACAGAGATGTTGCCGCCCAATCGCTCTGCGCTTGGAGACATTGGCGCCAGCCTTAGCACCCGTCACTCACCCGACTTGCCAGGGGTCCAGTTGGCTCGAGTATCGGATGGCGTTTATCGTGATCCGGTAACTGACAAGATTTATGATTTTAACAAGGGCTTTGTCCTAGATGACGGAACCAAGTATGTCGGAGGGTCGGTATCTGCACAAACACCGGCCGGCAGCGAAAGATTCCGGCCACTGCGACAACAAATCGAATTCGGCAAGTGATTTGTTACCGGGGCCCAGGCGGGCCCCGGGTCATTTGTAATATAAATCATGGCAACAAAAAACAAAATCCTTGGACATATAGATCGTGACATTATCATCAAAATGCTTTCTGATGGAGAAAGTCCTCAGAACGTAGCCGAGTTTCTTAAAAAGAAATATCCCGGCAAGCACAACGCACATTTGAATGTACACTGGCGCACAATACACGATTTTCGTGATCGCTTCATGCCCTCTGGCAAGCTGAGCAAGATCGCCATCCAGGAGAGCGAAGTTCCACGCTGGGCAAAGGAAAACGCTGAGATCAAAGCCGAGCTAATCAAGTCGTCCGCCTATCAGGAAGCTATTGCCAAGCTTGCGCAGGAAGAGATAAACGTAAAGAAGGAGCTTGTCCAGCTTCTTACGATAATCAAAGGCCGCATGGAATTCTACTACAACGAGCTGCATGCCAGCGGCAAGATGGACGAGCGCAATGAGAAGGTGCTCCTAGAGCAAATGAAGCTGCTACTATCTATCTTGCAGCAGCAAGACAAGGCCGATACGGCCGCATCGGTCCAGTCAGCGGAAGTAAGCGTGAATATAAATATTGTTCGCGACCATGCAACGGTTATCCGTGACGCAGTACGAGATACGCTCGATAGCGTAGATCCAAACTTAGCGATTGAATTCATGGAGCGTCTGAACCTGAAGATGAAGGAGCTCGAGTACACGGAGACCACCGGCCTTATCCCTCTTGGTGGGAGGATCAATGTTTAATTTCAACGAAGACAAACTTGACAATGAGATGCTGGAGTGCTTGAAAAGCATTTCTGCTAAAGCGGACAGGTGCGGAGTTGATCAACAGGATCTGGTGAAGTTCCTCTTCCTAGATAGAGTTTTAACAGATGCCCTCAGACATCTAAATGCAAAGCTATCAGAGTCAGACTACGAAGATCTCCTAGGCCACTTTGTCAGGTCAGAGGTCAGTACGCTAAAAGAAATAGCGAAAGAACTAGTGTCTGTTTTAGGCAAGAGCAAAGATCCTAATGAGACCCTGTCCTTCTCTCTTGGTAAAGAATTAAAGAAGGAAGCTTACCCTATGCGGGTAGATACAGCTGTATATACGGGTATAAAAAGGATTTTCCCCTCTCTGGCGTCTCGGGCGGCAAGCCTTATATCCTCAGGCGTTTTAGAGGCAGACGCGATTCGTAGGGTGATTTCTGATCTGGACATGGATGACCGCTTGGCCTTCCTCTCCTGGTATGGATTAAAGTACAAGTCCGGTAGGAATTTAGGCTACCTGAGTGCCCAGGAGGACGTTTTGATTAAAAAGGTTGCATACGGCCCCGAGGGCCCAGATAGCGCATTCGTCTACCAGTTCATGAGCAAGCAGCCTGCCCAGGCAGCCCCTGTTGCGCAGCCGGCGCGCGACCACCAGGCGGATCCTATGTCTGCAGAAGAGTTTAAGAAGATGCGCGACAAGATGGTCGGCCGGACTTTTGCTATTGACAAGCTGCTAGAAAAATATCGTCACCTGCTTAAGGAAGAGCAGTTCGATGCAGTCGAGGATAGCCTCAATGTTCTTCGCAAGAGCATTCGCAAGCTCAAAGTTGCCACTCTTCAGGATGTTATCGAGAAGGTGGCCTTTACTGCGGAGCAAAATGATTGGTTCGAGGGCGCCGACGTAATTCGCAAGATAGCTGCTCCGGATGAAGCGTTCGTAAAGGTTGCTGGCTCTATTTCCCGCCCAGATGACCTAGAGGCTGTCCTAAAGTCGCTTGAGGAGATCTCAGCGTTCCTCCGCCAGCGCGCGATCATCAGGGAGCTGTCGGCCAGGGATATTGATATTTTTAATCTTGGCTTCGGCCATATGCCTGAGATCGGCGACGCCGCCGCAAAGCTAATGGAAGCCTTCAACGGCTCCGCGAACAAGATCGATGATCTCGTCGGCAAGCTCCGCGCAGAGCTCCAGCAGCAGACCGCTCCAAAGATGGCTCCTGCTGTCGTTAAAACGGTCGTCAAGCCGCAGGATCTTCCGCTCGTCAAGGCACTCGAGCCACCACCTCCGGAAGCATCTGAGGGCACTACAGAATTAGCTGCGCCAGATGCACTGCCGCTCGCACCACCACCTGTGTTGCCGCCCAAGGTTTAAGAATGGAAACCGTTGCCTCTATAATGAAGCAGGTAGCATCATTGGCAGCAGCCAATGGTTTACCTAGGCCATTTATAGTTGGCGGTGCAGTCAGAAATATGATAATTGGAGCTGATCCGGTAGACTACGACATTACCTGTGGCAGCCCAGATAATCTTATTCTGGCAGATCTGGTTGCGGAGTACTTTGGCGTGCCGATTTACGAAACAGGCAGCGGCTCCAAGAAGATGGTTGTGGATGGCATAGAGCTGGATTTCAGTCCGCACATGCTCTACACAGAGCACAAGGATGGGCCATTCGCGTCCGAACTATACAGCCGGGACTTTACGATCAATACGATGATGATCGCCTGCGACGATGGCCACTTTGTTGATGTTTGCGGTGGGCTGGAAGATCTAAAAAGCAAAACTTTACGCTGTCCACTGAGCCCCGAGGTCACGTTTCGCGATCCGGTCAGGCTCCTGAGGGCGATAAAGTACATCGCAGAAGGAATGCAGCCAGAGCAGCAGCTTGAAGACGAGCTGATCAAGCAGTTCCATAAAATTGAAAAGATCAATCACAGACATGCTGGCAGGATTATAAACGATGCGATTCGAAAAAATCCTGAAATAGTCAGCTGGCTGTACGAGCACGATCTTATCAAGCACATACCAGTTACCAAGCTCGTAATGAGGGAGCTGGCCCGCCAGAGGATGCTGCACCATGTCTGATTTAAAGCGCTGGAAGCAAAACATTATAAACGAAGCTCTTGCCCTGCACAGGGATCACGGGCCTGACGCTGGATGCATTATTCTGGCAACTTCCGGCTGGTCAGAAGACCATCCGCTGACGGGCGATGATGCTCGCGTTCCGCCGTTTTTTAGGCAAAACTATGACTACGGCTCGGGCGAGGGCCTCCAAGGCCAGCTGGATGAGTATCGCAAAAGAGCCGCCAAGTCGCTGAAAAAGCGGGTGTACGAGGCCTATGCGCTTGATTCCGCAATCCCAACAGAGGCTTATTGTGGGAAAGAAAGAAATCGCAAGTACTGGAAGTCTGCTGGTTCCAGCAAGGCAGTAAGAGATTTCTTGAAGTATATAGAACAGGTGTCATGTTGAAAAAGCTAGCTGTCATCCGGACTCCAGATGGAATAAATCGCTGCCCATTTGGCCTTGGTATTCAGGTGGCCTGTCGCAATGCCGGCGATTCTGTCCTGCGGATGGAGGCCCTGGCGAATGTCGACCCAGAATCCAGGGACGTGCAAAAGCAGCACAATGTTGCTGTTTACGCCATGTACGGTCAGGGCCGGTGTGTGTTTGCCGACAAGCTTGCTGAGAACGGCAAGGTAGTACACTGCGACTATGGCGAACCGGGAGCTGGCATATCCGACTCGGCCATGGATCCCATACAGGTATATCCCCGCATGTTTGGAGCTATGGGCATTCATGGTTACTATAGCTATCCACTAGCCAGTTACTGGGATAATCCCGGGAATGCAAACCTGTTCGACGGCATCTATGGCTATGCCAGCCAGGATGAAGCCGGGCTAATAATAAATGCAAATTCTACGGAAAACACAGAATTAGTAGGCCCTGATCTGGAAAAAACACAGCAGGTCCTAGATGATTTGTTCGCTGATGAGGAAAACAATGAATGACGATCTTCTTGACATTATCAATGACGACATCCTACTTGGTGAAGGGGATGATGGCTCTGTATTCGAAGTAGACATTCTTCCTGGCTCGGACAAGTCGCTGGACCGCAACAAGGACAGCGATGAGGACGAAGAGACCGACTGGGAGCACCACGGCGATCACGGAAAGTTTCTCGCCTACCTGGCTCAGAAGATGGACGCGATCCCGCGTCACAAGGGGCATACTACGGTTGGTTGCGAGCGCGCCATTGCATATCTAAAGCGTCTCGACGCCGAGATCAGCAAGGCTATTCGCTCGGACGAAAAGAATATTATTGACGAGGAAGAGGCCGAGGGTATTCGCGACAAGATTTATGATTATGTTGCCCGGTTGGAGGAGGCGCTCGAAGGCCTGGCCTCCAAGAAGTCGCGCCGCAAGACTGCAGCCTTCAAGCTATCCTCGTCCGTATTTACGCGTATTGGCGCCGACGGCGACCCGGCTTACTACATTCGAGCCGAAACTGACGGTCAGGAGACCCTGTTGCCGGTAAACCTCGAAGAGCCATCGGACATCCAGGTTCGCGCCTATATGGAGTGGGAGTCAGGTCAGTTCAAGAAAGAGGCCTCGTCAGCCCGTATCGTGCTCATGGCAGACCCTTTCCTCCATGAGATCACGAATATTATAATTCGCTCACATGTGACCTATGGTCGCAACATTGAAACAGTCTATCGCGATCTGGCCAAGAAGTACGACTTCACTGATCGAGACCACCTGTCAGTCCACTCCCTGCTACGTGAGAAGGGCATGTTGATTGACCGCGATTTTAGCCGGATCGGAGAGGAAGTCAACATCGGCACCCAGAGTGTGGGCAACAAGTCCTATCCGGCCTGAGGCAAATATGACCATTTGGGACGAACTTTATAAGGATCTTGTTAAAAGCGAGCTAAAGCAGGACGGCCTTAGTGCCGAGTCTGGCGAGCATTTCAAGACCGTTGAGGCCAAAGTAGACGAGCTGCGCGCCAGGGTTTGCCTTGACTCCGCCTCGCACCTGACCAAGCAAGCCTCTCTTAAGAAGCAGGCCTCTGCCAGCTTCAAGCTTGTTATCGCAGGAGATGTCGAGCACGATCTCGCTGAGATCAAGTCCTATATTGCAGGCCTAGTAGATCTACGCCGGTCAGGCATAGACGGGCTGCAGGTAATGGATGATATCAAGAATAAGTTTGCTCATAAAGCAGAGCTTGTACGCGAGCACAAGGCTGAACTAAGGGATTTTATCGAAAAGCTGCTGTCCAAGTACAAGCTCGAGATGCCCCCTCCTACTCCAGTTCTATATAACAAGCCAGAAGGCAGCGCTTCAAAAGAAGATAACGAGACTTTCGAAAACATATCAGACAAGCTAAAGCACTGAATGTGGCATCAGATTGCAATAAGTCCGGCTTCAATAGCCGGATTTATGTTTATGGAGAAAGCAGATGGTAAGCCCTAAGAAAGTCAAGGCATTAACGTCAAAAGACATCTTCAATGAAATCAAGAGAGATATCTCGATCATTGATCCCGTTAGCTTTGCAGAAAATAACCTGACCATAGACGGAAAACCATTCGACCTATCCGGGTCAGGATGGAAGTACATGGCAGAAATATACCGGGCAGTATCCGCTCAGGTAGAAAATAAAGAGGCCAAACCGATAGTTCTGCTAAAAGGCCGTCAGGTCGGCGCCACTATCATGGCCGGAGTGCTGAGCCTGCACATGGCCAGCTCTGGACTATACAGCACGGAATCAGGCAAGCCACCCATTCGAGTGATGCACGTTTTCCCAGATCTCAAGCGATGCGGCGTCTATGCAAAAGATATTCTTGCAAATCTAATAAGCGGCGCCAAGGATAACTACGTTGGCAAACGAGCTCTAAAGGTTACTAGGACGGTAGATCTAGAAGATACACAGACACAGAAAAACTTTATCGGAATGAGCAAGATTCGCGTCGACTCGATAGGCAAGTCCGGCGACCGTATTCGTGGTAGCACGCAGGATGTTTTGCTTTACGACGAGTGTTTCGTAGGTAACACATTCATCAAGACGGAAACTGGCAAGATAAAGATAAGCAAAATATACGACATGTTTGCTGCAGGAAAAGAGCTGCCTATCGTCAAGACGATAAATGAGCAGACAATGGAGTTTGAGCACAAGAGGGTAGTCCACGCATGGAGGCGCGAACCCAAGCCTGTATTTGAGCTAAGATGCGGCAAGTACAGGGCGAAATGCACTAAAGATCACAAGTTTTTGACCGAAGAGGGGTGGGTAGAGGCCCAGAATCTTAAGGTTGGAGATTTTGTAATTGGAGATCCCGGCAATAAATCACAGTACCTTCGTGCTATAAATGATGACCAGCTCCAGATCGTACTAGGCTCGTTCCTGGGAGATGGAAATCTTCAAGAATACGCCAATAACTCCTATCGACTTCGCGTCATGCATGGTTCTCGCCAGGAAAACTATGCAAAATGGAAGGCTGAGATGTTTGGGGTAGAATGTGTATTTGTTCCAGAACAGGGCAAGTACAAGAAGCCGGGATGGTGGTTCGCGACAAAGGGTTTCGGAATTCCGAACTGTTCTTTCCCGAAGAATCAGAAAAACAGCTGTCCACAGTGGGTTATCGACAAGATAGACTGGAGAGGCGTCGCTATATGGTTCATGGATGACGGAAGTAACAATGCCAAAACTAAGCGCCACATAACCCTGCACACAAATTCTTTTGATGAAGATTCGGTAGATAGGCTGGTTGCCAAGTTAATAAGCATGGGAGTCGCGTGCAAAAAAGCCATGGTATCTGGCAAGTATTTTGTCATAAAGATAAACAAGGAAGGGTCGGATGTTTTCCTTAATAAGGTTGCGCCATACCTACACTCAGATCTGCACTACAAGACTGATATTGTATGTGACACCGGCGATCTGCATTCTTGGGATTCGCAGTTTAAACCATATTCGTACAACGTAGTATCGGCCTTCAAGGATCTAAACCGCGAGGAAGCTGTTTACGATATAGAGGTCAAAGATAATCACAACTTTATCGTTACGGGTCGCAATAGTAGCCAACTGCAAGACGGAGGTATTCAGGCCAAGAACTGCCAGGACATGACCCGCAGCGCTATAGAAAATACGCTAAAGGTTCTAACTGCAACCCCATACGGTGCTCCTACCAAGGGCGTACAGGTATTTTTCGGCACTCCCAAGCACTCCGGGTCTTTCTTCTGGACAATGTGGGAGGACTCAGACCAGCGCTTTTATCAGTTGCGATGCAAGCACTGCGATCACTACTTTTTCCTGTATAATCTAGAAAATGATGACTGGAATGAGATATGGATCAAAGAAAACCTAATCAAGTGCCCATCATGCCTTAAGACGCAGGACAAGCGCGAAGCGGTCGACCTGGGCCGCTGGATATCGACCCGTCCAACTAATGCGAAGGGCGATCCGCAGAAGTATATAGGCTATCACTTCAATATGATGCTCAGCCCGCTGTTCACAAAAGAAAACGTTCTCGAGTACTGGCCGCAGCACAACAAGAATGCATCGGAGCGAGCATGGCGAAACGAGACAAAAGGGCAGTTCTATTCGGCTAGCGAGGTTCCAATTACCCTTGAGGAGCTGTATGCTACTGCCCTGGACGAGTCCAGGGGCGTAGCAAAAAGTATAACAAACCCAGCAGGAAAGAATTTTTTTCTTGGCATGGACTGGGGCGAGAAGGTAGAGTCGGATGCAGATCTAGAGGTAAAGCGCGGCAAGTCTTTCACCTGTGCGGTTATAATGTCGGTTGATCATACGGGTGTGTTGACCGTAGAAAATGCCGTAAGGCTAAAGAAGAACGACCCAGACTACAAAATGAATGTTGTTCGCAAGCTAATAGCTGATTTTCACATAGACCAGTCAGCAGCCGACTTCTACTATGGCAACGATTTTGTTCGGCTAGTGCAGCACAATGAAGGACTTAAAGATAAATTCCTTGGCTGCACAAACCTGAGCAACTCCAAGCGTGCCTTCTCGTATGACGAAAAAGACCTAATGGTAGGCGTGAACAAGGATCAGGTGCTTGACGAGATATTTGCGCTATTTAAACGCGGTCGAATCAAGATCCCGGCAAAGGGAGACAGCCTTGAGCTACTGGGCTGGCTTGTTGATCACATCACTTCAATGGAAACCCATACGAAGACGAAAGATGGCATAGTACTTAAGACGTACAAAAAGGGGGTCATCCAGAACGACGGACTAATGGCACTGATGTATGCTTATACAGCTTACAAGTTCATGGTAACTCGCAAATTTACTGAGCAGAGTACCGAGGGTGTAAACAAAAAGAAGCAGGATGACGTAGTCGTTCCCATCGTTGGCTATATCCCAAGAATGCGCTGAGGTAGAATATGGTAGATAATCACAACAAATGGGGAACTGTTGATTGGCAAGCTCCTCCCGAGCCGCTCGCTCTTGCATCGCGACCAGATGGCAAGACGCCCTATCGACCACCGGCTTATTCCAATGTATCTGTACCAGAGCGTACCCGCGAAGCCGCGATTAGCGAAGCGGCGCTGCGTTCCCTCGGACCTGAGCGCCGCGCTCAGGTTGAGGAAGAGATCCTGAAAAAGAGCGCTGTTGGCGGCGATTCCCGTATAGCACTTGGAACTGCTGTCGCAGCGGGCAAGCAGAGCCTTATCAAGACCGCCGCCGCCTCAGAGCTAGGCGGCCAGCTGCACATTGCAGGTCGTGGCAACACGACCAATATGATGCCAAATCTGTACTCGCCGCTATTCCTGACGGCAAACCTACAGCTGCCGCGTGACCGTATTACTGCAAATGCATGGAATCGTGCGTTTTACGAAACTAATCCCCTAGTTCGCAACGCTATAAATTTACACGCAACTTATCCGATCAGCAAGATGACCATCAAGTGCAAGGATAAGAAGATCGAGAGAAAGTATCTCGAGATGGCAAAGCGTGTTGATCTATTTAACGTAGTACAACAGGTGGCGCTAGAGTACTGGATGATTGGCGAGGTCTTTCCATACGCCGAGTATGACGAGACTCGCAATATGTGGTCAAAAGTATACTGCCACAATCCTGATTATGTAGTCGTCAAGCGCACGCCAGTGCCTGGTGAATCCATCATTGCACTCAAGCCAGACCCCAAGCTGCTGCAGATTGTCCAATCAAACGACCCTGTTCACCGCGCCTATCGCGACAAAATGGATCCGGGCCTGCTAGACGCAATTGCCCGCAATGAGTACATTCCGCTGGACAACTTTAACATCAGCCACCTGAAGAACGAGTCAACTGCGTACAATACGCACGGCTCTTCTGTCATCGTTTCGGTATGGAAGGATCTTGTTCTATGGGATCTTTTCCGCGAGAATAAGTTTATCCAGGCCGACGCGATGGTAAATCCGATGACTTTGGTAAAGGTTGGCGCATCGAATGCTGATGGTCACTATCCGCGCCAGGAAGAGCTAGCAGCCATGCGAGATGTGTTTGAGCATGCTCAGTATGACAAGGATTTCAAGGTATTTACTCATCCGGATGTCACGATTGAGCGAGTTGGCTTCAATGGCGGCATTCTTGATATTTCTGCCGACTTGAACTTTATTCTGGATAACATCTTCATCGGTCTAATGGTACCCAAGGCAGTTATTACGCAGGAGGGCGCCTCATACGCGTCGGCCTCTGTAGCGCTAGACGTCATTCGACAGAGGTATAACAACTTCCGTACGAAGATGACCAACTGGCTCGTAAACAAGATCTTTGCTCCGATGGCAGAGGCCAATGATTTTTATGAGACAATCGACGGCCAGAAGCACCTGGTACTACCCGATGTAGAGTGGAATCAGATGACCCTGTATGATGTCGACACATACATCGGGCACCTGCTCAATCTTATAGAGAAGACTCCTCCAACTGCTCCTGTGGGAGTTAGTCGCGGTACCGTGTATCGCAGCCTTGGCCTAGACTTCCAGGATGAACTAGCCAATCAGCGCAAGGAGGCCATCCAGATGGCGATTCTTGCAAAAGAAATGGCAGCGATTGCAAAGATGTCTCTCTCAGAACTGCGTACGCTTGATCCCGATGCACCTATCATAGAGAAGGACGAGGCACCTCTCCCGGGGGTAGGGGCAGAGGCTGCACCAGAGGGCGGAATGCCTCCCGACATGGGAGGTGGGATGCCTCCTGATATGGGCGCCGGGCCTCCGCCGGGTGGCGCAGAGCCACCGCTGCCACCGATGTAGTGCATGAATATCAAATCCGATATAGCTGCATACAGAAAAGGGGATCGAGCCGCAGAAATGCGGCTTGCCGCTTTTGTCCGTCAATGCGAATCTCGCCAGGATGCTGCCGGGCTAGATATCCTGGTCGATGCCGGAGGTAGAGTTGGGGACCTGGCGCGGCGTGCGACTACCATCGTGCAAGTGGCATTAGATGGCAACAAAAAAACTTCTGCGGTCAAGCGCAAGTTGCGCGATTATCTGGCACAGATCGACAGGCTAGGCTTTAATACCGATGTCGCCAAAGAAGATCGCAGATGGGTGCCGCTATTGCGCGAAGCGGCTCAGCTCAGGTGGTCGATAAAGCCGGATCAAGAAATGTATAATATTGATCTAGAGATAAGGAATAAGATACGCAGAGCCGCGCAACTTGGTGTTAAAATATGAAGACTCAGGTTCAAAAAGTAAAAGAGCGACTTGAGAAGTGGCGCGCGCCGATTGCGCGTCGCATGGAGCAGGCCGTGTCAGAGACAACTCTTCCTGACATACACGACGAGGACCATGGTCATGGCGATGAGCCAGCAGATGCCGCCAAGAGCCTACCGGCCGGTGCTCGGCCTCCTCGGGTAACATCTGGATTCGGCACGAGAGTTAGCCCTATTGACGGGGTTAGGCGCATGCACTATGGCGTCGATATTGGGGCGGGCAAGGGTCCCACGTACGCAGCCGTAGATGGATACATTCTGCACGCAGGGCCAGCCGGCACTGCAGGAAATATGGTAGTGATCTATCGCAAAGGCAGCGACGGGAATGGCCACCAGTACAAGTATATGCACCTTGACTCGATATCAGTGACACAGGGTCAGAGAGTGAAGAAAGGGGATCTTATAGGCACTATGGGTGAGACGGGCCGCGCCAAAGGTGTACATCTGCACTTGGAGCACCTGATGCTGGTACCGGCGGGGGATAAGTTTCAAAAACTGCACATCCCTCCTACGGCAGAGGAGATAAGCACGGCAGTACCAGGAGCAATCAAGGGCAAGTAGGTCGCCGCCCAATGCAAACATAAGAATAAACTAGTACGATATTGGGCCGATTTTGAGTCAAATAGGAGCGCTATGCCCAAGTATCTGAGCAAGGCACAGGAAAAAACCTGGAGGAAGGCAAAGAAAGCCTTCAAATCCCAGTCCGGTCGCAAGCCGGGCAAGAAGGATTGGCCATTGGTCATGCATATTTTCAAGAACATGAACAAAACTGCCGCGAATATAGTGATCGAGCCTTACGAAAAATACGTTCAGGATGGAATTGAGCTTGCAGAAAAGGTCATGGGCTCCGGCTATTTCTCAGGAATTAAGAAAATAGTCGTGCAGACGGGCCAGACACATCATTACGGGCAGGTCTTATCTGATGATCCAGGGACAATATATATATCTGCAGACAGGATAGAGCGCGAATTTGCGTCAATTCCGCTGGAGCGGGCTTTTCAAATGGCCTCAACCCTTTGCCATGAGACCGCCCACATAAAATCGAAGTTCCAGGGCGGGGAAAACCCTGCCCTTGCCGAGGAGCAGAAATTTGCTCACCTGTTTGGAGAGAAGATAAAGGCAAATCCAAAGGATTTTGAGAAATTTACAAAGGCAGCCTCCCGCTCAGCCGACATAGTACGCATGGCGCACATGGCAGATGCTAGCGGCCACTATGCAGCAGCAGCTTTTCTGGATACGGCGCTAATGAAAAGTGCTGCCGACCAGATTGATGCCGAGCAAATAATCAACGGCGTTGGCGCCCTGATCGGCTACATGGTCAGCAGAGTGTCTCCTGAGAAGCGGGTTAGCTTCAAGCAGAGCATAATTCGTAAAATCAGTCAGGTAGGTACCGATCTTGCTCAAAAGAGAAAGAATCCGTCCGCTGGTATCGGGGCGGTATTTGGCCTACTAAAGAACCTGCTATCAGGCCTAGATGCATCCCAGATTTCCTATATTATGGGACAGATACTGTCGAGGTACTCATGATAAAAAACGCAGGACCGGAGCCCACCGGAATAACGGATCCATCTACTGGTAAGAAGGTTTACGTCTCGACCACGGCTCGGATTACTTTTCGCAAGCTGCACCCCGAGTGGGTAAAGGCAAAGGTAAAGAATTCAGCCCTAAATGATGAGATTGCCAAGCAATTTGCCGCAGCTCCTGTCCTAGAGATATTTCTTTCAAAGAAGAACAAGAGCGAGGCCGGCGACGTCCGAGGAACCGAGTCTAGCAAGTTCGTGTGCATACATCGTAATTCCTATGTTCTCGTTATTGCCGCAAAAGGTGCCCACAATCTGCCTGCTCCACCAGCTCCAAAAGAGCTGCCTGCATCCATTAAGCTTGCAGAGCAAAATACAAGAGTAGCGGAGGGTCGAGATGATTTCTTGCGCGCCCACCGAGGATGGCTAGCAGACCATTACTTTAGTCTTTTTATTGGCCAGGCTGCTCTTGACGAGAAGGGCGCTCAGATGCTGCGTGAATATGCCGAAAAGAATGGCGGCTTCAAGGCTATCAAGAATATGACTGCCGACCAGGCCAAACAGATTGTCAGCAATCAGGCCAGTGCAATGGCGCGAACCATGCTTTCCGAGGATCAGCGTGGGCAGCTTACGCGGGAGCCGGGCCTCCTGAATGATCGTCCGGGTAATCTGGCAGTGCCTTTTGCATTTCCTCTTGAGTGAGTGGTGAGCAGCATGCGTAAAAACTCAAATGTGGAATTTTCCGTTCCGGTTTCAGAAGGCGAGAAGGCTCGCGCAACAGATCTCAGAGATAGGATCAAGGACTTTTGCGAGCATATCGAGAAGTTCAATGAGTTTTCCGAAGTCCTAACCGAATCGCTGGACCAGATAACATCTGGAGACCAGCTTATTCCGATTGGTGCGCTTTTCAAGAAGTACCAGTACAAGTTGCGGGCACATTTCAATAACTGCGTGAAGTCTTTCTCCCTTGTTCTAGTGTCATATGGCAAGCTATATTCTGAGTCAAGAACCGACCAGATACGAGATGTAATACTCAGTACATTCTCAGAGGCCCGCACCGAATTTATAAATCTAATGAGCATAATGGATGATTTTGATGCAGAGAGCTTTGTCGCGGACGCAAAAGCATCTCAGCAACAAATCAATAATTATCTGGAAAAAGTACTGGTTAGCGCCCGCGATGAGTGGATCTCGCACATAGACAAGAATATACTTGGAAAACTAAAGCTGGCATCCGATTTCTCGCTCGTAAAGGTAACAAAATGATAATCAAATACGGAACATCTGACCCCGCCACCCTTGTAGACACGAAGAATATTCCTTCGTGGCTAAGCGATGAAACGGTGCCGGTAGCCACTGGCACTGACGAGTCAGAGTCCCCTTCCGACCAGGAAGGCAGCGCGGAGGAAGAATGAGCATTATCAAGAGTGGTTTTATTGCCGGCAACTCTCTGGGAATAGTCAGCAATGCAAAGCTGAATGATGACCCGGCGGTGCACGCTCGCTTTGCTGCCGTGACCGACACTCTGCGAGCGGAGCAGAAGAAGCGGGGCGCCACCGAGCTGTCGCCATATGTTGACGATTTTCTTTATGCTAGCTGCATCATGATGCATGCTGCCGAATCAGCTCTTATCAACCAGGAGACCGGAGAGGTCATTAAGACCGCTGATGGCAAGCCTGTCGCGGGTTGGTTTGAACGCTATGACGCATCAGACGGTCGTGAGACTGCTCGCTGGGTTAGTCCCGATGGCGTTCGCCCAACTAAGAATAACAATGGAGACATCTTTCCAGAGTCAGAGCTGCTAAAAGCTTATAAAAACTGGATTGGTAAGCCGCTGTGCAAGGATCATGTTTCAAGCTCAGTCGATGGCATCCGTGGCGTAATAGTTGATACTTTTTATGACCCAAAGTTCAAGCGTGTTCATGCGCTCTTTGCGCTTGACAAGAAGAACTATCCAGACCTCGCCCGCAAGGTAGAGGCCGGATACGCCACAAACGTCTCAATGGGAACCGCCGTCGGTCGCTCGATCTGTAGCGAGTGCCAGAATGTGGCCACCGTAGCTTCTGAATTTTGCGGTCACGTAAAGGCGCGAACCCATTACGGCGAAATAAATCTTGATCTGAATCCAATCGAGCTCAGCATTGTGGTTACAGGAGCAGATCCTCGTGCCAAGATTCGTAAAATTGTTGCAAGTCTCGATGAATATCGCGCGCAGGCAGATGCGCTGCGCAAGATTAAGGGCGTGCCGCTCGAGGTGCTTGCTGCCGTTGATAGCGAGATTGGCAGCCTACAGGAAGATGTCACAAGAGGCATCCCGCCCGGGGACGTATCGCTTGATCGCTTGTTTGAACTGATTGGCCTTGTAGAGGCTAACGATGAAAAAACCGGCGCTCTAGGAATGGCGGCGTCGAAACTTTTCGAGTACATGAACGAGGTTGGTCTGAGCGCTATCCATTTGGCTCTCCTTACCTCAGGTGACGATAAGAGCGAAGAACTCTTCAAGGCCTTGTCAAGGATAAAGAATCTTTCTGACTCCGAGGATATGGTCAAGGAGGCATCCAAGGCAATCGGCAGGCTCACCGAACTTGCGCTTGGTGTATCTGACAGTGTCACTAGTACGACCCCTTCTTCCGCGACCGGATCGTCTCCGCTGGGCGATGACGCCCGGTCCGGAACAGGGACCAGAGGGCCCATGACTGGCGATCCGACCGGCACAGCCAGCTCAGGCACAGGGATTGATCCGTTTGGGCGGAACAGTACGTCTGGTGGACACGGATCTCCTCCAGAGGGCGATTTGTTTGGGCTAGCATCCGTATATAGGGACGTTCCGTTGAAAAAAGGTGCAGCCGAGTACAAAAAAGATTCTGATGCCATTTCTGAAAGAATAACATCTATTAAAAACAGTTTGGATAGTTTGAAATCATGTCTCCCGACCCAGAAGGCGGGAGTGGGAACAGGAGATATTATGACGTTTGATGAACTACGGAAGCGTGCTAATCTGCGTAAGAAAGCTTACATGCAGGGCACAGAAGAGCCAAAGGCCTATGCCCCCATGGGCGATCCAGATCTACGCGAGGGCGATCACCACCTCCACGGCGAGGAGCTCGACACTTCCGTAGCCAATCCAGACCAGAAGGTTAAAGAGATGCTTCACCGCGCATCTTTGGATGAGCGCCGCGCCGCCCGCGCAGAGAAGCTCAAGGCCATCGCCGAGACAGCAGTTGTTGTCAAAGATCCGTCTGGGAAGCCAGCCGGCGTTATCGCCGACAAGAAGTTCGTTCCAGCGGCTAAGGCTGACGACGGCCATGCGGAAGACGACGCACAGGCTTATGATCAGGACGCGGATGATCTCGTCAAGGCTGAAGCCGCACTCCTGCGCCGCCTAGAGATCCTCAAGGAAGCTGCCAAGAAGAAGGGCAAGAAGGCCGAGAAGAAGGACTCGGAAGATGAGAAGAAGGAGCCCAAGGCAACAAAGGGCATGAAAGGCATGAAGGAAGAGCATGATGCCAAGGCCGCAAAAGGCGCGAAGCCCATGAAGAAGAAGGCATATCCCCAGGGCACCGAAGAGCCAAAGGCTTACGCCCCCATGGGCGACCCGGATCTCCGCGACGGCGATCACCACCTCGGCGGCAAGGAGCTTGATACCAAGGTTGGCAATCCAGACCAGAAGGTCAAGGAGCTCATTCAGCGCGCAGGCCTCAAGGCCCGCCTGACGAAGTCTGCCAATGTTGAGCGCTCACGCTGGTCGGTGCTTGCAGGCGACAAGGAAGTCTTCACTGTCACTGCTGGCGACGCATACAATGTTCACCTCAATAAGCAGAGCGACGTTGCCGGCAAGACCTGGGGAGAGCTATTTGTATCGCCAGAGTACGGCAAGCAGCTCATGGCTCAGATTCGCGCAGGCAATATTTCCAAGCTCGCGGCCGAGCTCGATGCAGCCAAGGAGTCAGCTGCCGATGCTCCGATGCCAGCTCCGCCGGCTGATGCTGGCATGGCTGCGCTCCCAGCTCCAGCTCCAATGGTTGAGCCAGCTCCAGAGCCTGCTCCTGGCAACGAAGCCGATGACATGAAGGATCGCGTCATGGGCGCTCTTGAGAAGCTCGAAGGCTGCGTTGCTGACCTCAAGGCCGCAGTCCTTGGCGATGATGCCGGCGTTAGCGATGTGGACGTAGAGGCGCCAATGGCCGCCACTGCCTCTCTGCAGCGCGGTATGTTCGAGGCTCACGCTTCGCTAAACTCACTCGCCAGCGAACTTCGCTTTCTCGCCCGCGATGCCGACCTGGCTGATCCAAGCGTTCGCCTCGCCGCTCGCGCTGCGATTCGCGACAGCCACCTGGCCGTAATCGAGGCAAATGAGCGCATTGCTGCGTATCAAGATGCCTGCGCCGAGGACGACGCTATGGCTCTTGATGACGAGGAGCTTGATCAGGTAGCCGAAGAGGTTGAGAGCGCCATCGATGAGCACATCGAAGGCGACCCATCTCACGATGACCTGGAACAGGCCCTAAACGACCTTCGCGAAGAGCTCAAGGCGCTCGAGGACAAGGTCGAGGACGTCGCAGAGCTGGTAGAGGAGAAGGACGAGAAGGACGAGGACGAGGAGAAGGAGGCTGATGCCATGGATGATATGTCCAAGCGCGCCGCCATGCGTCAGCAGCTCGTTGCTCGCGCCGCGAAGATGGACATGGTCAGCTCCGACCCGATGCTCAACGTTCACGGCAAGGGCGAGGGCAAGCTCGACTTCGGCATGAAGACGACCGGCGATGCCGACTCAGACGTCCAGAGCGTATTTGAGGCTCAGGAGATGGCGATGAAGACCATGGAAGGTGTCAAGAAGGCTGCAGCCGGAATTGCTACCGCCGTACGCCAGGGCACGATCAAGGAGTCACAGCTCGACGCCCTCGTAGCCGTGGCTGCCGTTGACGCCGAAGCGGTTAAGTACTACCGCGAGTACTTCGGCAAGACCGACAGCGAGTTCGCCAAGGGTCTTGTTTCTGAGTTCAAGAAGTCAGCTAGCTCGAACGAGGACATCGGCTTCCGCTACAAGCGCGCTTACGCGGTCGCTATCGACGCCCAGGCCCGCGGCCTCATCAGCCAGGGTCGCGCCGCTCTCGACGAGTGCGCGGAGACCCTTGCTACCGGCAGCGATACTAACTTTGACAGCTTCAAGCGCATGGTTGGCAACGTCAAGCCACAGGCCCGCACCGCCGGCATCGTCCCACAGATGGGCGTAGTCGACGGCGCCGAGTCCAACACCCGCACCGCCTCGGATAAGGGCAGTGTAGATGTCCGCGACTGGCGCAGCCTCGGCAAAGCTCTGTTCGACATCTGAGCGAGAGCCGAAGCCAAAGAAAACCCCGCCGCACCCGGCGGGGTTTTCCGTTTTCGTTATTTTCTCGACGCAGATCAATAAATGTAAATAATGGTATCCGCCCCGCGGATGTCCGGTACCAGCAAGGCAAGGAACATCGATCAGCCGAAAAGAGGCGCTCATGTTTGACTTTAGCCAGTTTGAGATTCAGTCAGAGATACGCGAACTAAGGGAGTTGGGTCTAGATTCTGAAGAAATAGACGGATATATATGCTTCTTTTGGGATTTCCCTATAGAAAGTGAGGAAGGTTATGGCAACAATTGATATTGCAGACGAAATTGCAGCCGGCATGCAGCAGGCGATCAAAGAGAACTCACCAGCACCAGAAGCCGGCTATTTCTCTGGCATTGCGCAGCAGCTCGCCGGCACTGCGAGCGAGCTTGATCAGGCCGGCAGCCCGCTCGCTGGGAATGTTGATGCGCTGCTCAACAAAATGGTAAGCGTGCTAGGAGAAGACTGATGCTTAGGCCAATTCATGTTGGTAGAAACTGGCCGACTCAGCGGCCTCTTGATCCAAATGCCACCTTTTTGCCTGGCATGATTGGCCAACATAAGCTCGTTGGTAACGAAATCGTACTAGGCGTCAGCGACGGTATTGCTCCATTCGGTATAATTGAAGACGTCAGGGAAGTTGCCCATGTGCGTCCGGTGATTGATGAAATTGTTCTTGTCACTCCCTCTGAGTCAGAGATTGACCTAAGCACCGGGGTGCCGCTACTTGCTGTTGACAAGATTGCATTCCTCAAAAATGCGAATATTCTGCAGTATAGTTTCGCCTCTGACATAGCAGGGGTAGAGCTAATTGCAGTGAATGGAGCAGTGAACATCGTCGCTGGAACCGCACTGAATGCGCGCATCAGCCCCATATCTACGACTAATGACAGCGTAATGGTACGTGCTAGGTATTCTTATTATGTGCCAAATCGGCCGGGGGATGATTCCACGCTGGGCAGCAACAAGGTAACTGTTTGGCCAAACCCAAGCGGCTGCATTTTTGCTACTGACCAATACGAGACCGCCGTTCCTTACCCACTTAATGCTGCTCTTTATGTCAGCTCCGGTGGCCGGCTTACGAGCGAGCAGCTAATGGATTCCCAGCCAGCGGTGGCCATGGTGTGTGTGCCTCCTACGAGTGTAAACCCCATGCTTGAATTCATGTGGTTGTGAGGTTGATATGAATAAGAAATTGTCCCTGTTTGCAAGCATGTTTGAGGCCGATACGGGTATGGATGTTCGTGACGAGTTTGTATCCGCCTGGGCAGATGCACTCACGCAAAAGAATAACCAGCGCAACCGCAAATTTGTTGCAACGGATGTGGATAACTGGCTCAAGACCATGCACGAGGAAATTGCCGAGTGCGATGAGTCGGCGACCGTGCGCGTGTGGCTCGATGAGCTAAATGATCTTTTTTGTGTTTCGGTTGTTGATGCGTCGGGCTGCTCCGAGTTCTGCGTTGCCTCGCCCCGCAACCCCAAGACGGAGACAGAGGAGCTCATTCTAGCCGTAATCAATGGTGGTCCGGAGGCGCAAGAGGCTTTCCGTGGCGCAGTGTTGAAGCTAAAGGGCGACAGCCCAGCGGAGACCGTTTCAGACAAGAGAGAAGAGCGACTAGCTGACTCTGTTGTCGTGGACGATGACGATATGAGCGATGACGAGCTGGATGAGCTAGCGGACAAGCTGGATAAAACCGCCTCGCTGCTAGCTAATAATCAATCTGCAGCGTATATGGTCGAATTAGCAGCCTCTCGTCTTCGAGAGATCAAAGCAGGTGAGTGATGTCTAAGTTTGTAGATGTAGACGGTATACTGGCAGAAGTGCAAAAGAAGATGGCTGGGCAGACCACTATGCCGAAGAGCGTTTTCCGACAGGAAGAGGCCCGCGCAGATGTGGATGTTCAGTCAGAGCTAAACAAGCGAGCTGAGGCATACTTTAGCGACATGCTTGATGATGTTCACAAGAAGTCAGTAAAGCTCGATGGTATTGACGCAACGGTGATGACCGCCCAGGATCGCCAGGCCGTAGCCATGAAAATGCTTGATGCAGGCAAGCGCAAGAAGCTTGCTGCGGTTGCCGATCAGCTGCGAGTGGTGGCCGACCAGGCCGACGCTTCAGGACTTTTTAAGCAGGCTGCCTCGCTCCGCGAAGCTGCTGCAAAGCTTTCTTGATTAGGAGTTTGCCATGAGCATCAGGAAAAAGAAGGCCGAAGCTATTATCGGCGGACTCATGGTGGACCTGGCCGCCAGCGGGGCTTTTGACGCCCTTGCCATCGTACGCCATGCTAGCAGGCGTACCGGCACCGGGTCCACAGCTTTTGTTGTTGCGCCAGATGACCCCGCATGGGCCGATCTTTTTCGCGAGCTGAGCGTTGTCAAGAACACAGTTCCGACCCTGTCAGGAGCCGCAGAAAGAAATGCAATCAGGCATCTTGAGTACGCAATTAAAAACCGCACCGCTGCTGTTCCCGCCCTGATAGAAGATCTTGACCGGGCTATAGACGGAAACATTGCCAACTACGATGACATTCGAGTGGCTAAGGACGCCATGGCCAAGATGAAAAATGCCACCAAGAGTATTGGCGGCCCGGCAATGTCGCAGGAGGGCGGCGCTGCTGGCGCGACAGAAAAGGCATTTAATGACTACATAGTGGGGGGCGCCAAAGAGCTTGAGGCCTTCTTTGCCAAGTACCAGATAGAAGACAATCCTAAGAGTGAATACTGGAGTGAGCCACACTTCAATATCGCCAAGAGCCTTCTGCTAGACGATAAAAATGTTCAAAGGCTGGTGTCGCATTATAACAAGAAAGATGATGCCAAGGCCAAGCTTATGGCCCGCCCAGACTTTCCACAGGGAGCTTTTGAGCTGTACAAGTATGTCTCTGCCCAGATAAAAAAAGCTTCATCCGAATTAGACAAGCTCCCCTCGCGCATATAAGGAGATGGCATGACGCTCAGCTTAACTTCTATTCCAACAGCTCCTGATGCCTCTCCAAAGGGCCTCTCCGCTTCTCCTGGCGCCGGCCGGAAGGGGCTCGGTGCTGACTATGTCGTTGCCCTCCAAAAGGCTCTAAGGAGCAATGATCCCACGATTGATCTCGGGAAAACAGGGCCCCTGAAAGATGGAGTAGACGGCCGCTACGGCAACAAGACTCGCGATGCTGTCAAGGCAGTCGCAAATAAGCTTGGAATCAAGGATCCTCTTGACAATTCCGGCCGCCCCAGCGCAGAAATGAACGCGAAGCTTGGCCTAGCAAATCCGCCGCCCAGGCCCTCCGCACCAGGCGCTCCGGCAACACCTACGCCTCCTACCGACAAAGGAGCAAAGGCTCCCGCTTCCGAAAACGAAGACAAGGATGTTCTAAATCAATTCACGCTATCAGACGGCACAGTGTTCCTGATGGTCCCCTTTTTGCGCGGCTTCCCAAGAGGAGGCCTAACCCTAGAGGACGAGCCTTGGGCTGCCGTTCAGGCTTTGCGCCAGATGCAGTATGCCCTTGAATCAGGCGGTCTAAAGGTAGATAATAAGTTGCCGAAAAGCTTCCAAGGCATATCCACCATTGAGGAATATGATAACTACATGGACCAGGTCCGCGCGACTGTCCTAGAGATACAGACAAAATGCAGACTTGTTGCAGATTCTTTTATAGCCGCAGTCAATCGCAGACGAAAGGAGCTTGGACTGCCGCCAGCAAGCAAACCAGCCACCAAGGGGAGCAAAGACGAGGTCTACGGCTTCGAATTAGCCTACTGGAACGGCGCTCTAGCTGGGGTTAGCATTGCCACTAGTGCTCAGGCGATACTGAGCACTAAACTCCTGCAGTTTATCAGGGGAACGAGAAGGCCACTGTTGACGCTTCTCAAAGAATCTGTGGATGTGAACCCGCTCTTTAAAGACTCGAAACTAAATGATGCTGCCGCCAAGGAGATCGGCAGCATAATTGCTGAGACCCAAACTGAGCTAGCCAGGCAAATAGACCCAGCTGACTCTGCATATTACTTCACATTCAACAAAGACCCTCCGGAGATGAAAAGCAGGCTGCAAAAGGTGCTGACAGATAGCGCCACAGTGCAGGAAATTAGGCAAGCTATTATCGATCAGGCCTAGTCCTAGGGCCTAATTTTACTTGCAGCTTGGTAGAGGAAAGATGAACATCATAAAGACTTGGGAAGAATATAAAAAATCAGACCACAGGGTGCCAGAGTTCGACCGAGCTCTGGCAGGCTTTGCAGATGCTCTTGGTATCGACAAGGATCGTGCCATAGATGCCATTTCCAAGCTCGTAAGCCAAGATCCATCTCTCGCCCGCACATCTTCGTCTGCATTTCCCCTGATCAAGTCTGCGAACTCCGCTGCTACTGATGCAGTGAATGATATCCTTGGATTCCTTAAAGCGCTAGAAGGAACAGATGATGACGCCATTCAGGCTGCCAGGGCGCAAGTAGACGGAATACTGGCCGGAGACGATCTGAATCGTAAAAAGGCTCTGCATGAGGCCATAGGTATACATAAGACGATTTATCCAAAACCGGGTTTTGCGCAAAAACTAAGTACGTCATCGCTCAGGCCTCTTACCGACCTTCTTTCAAAGGGGCCCGAGAGCCTCTCCGACCTTAAATACATCAAGGGGATGTGGAAGACTGAGGGCCATCTTCAAAGTGTGATAAAAAAGCTTCTTGATGCAGCTGCCGATGGCGATCAGGATGCAATAGATGATTTCGTAGAGATGTCTAAGACAGGCAAGGGGAAGGAGTATCTGGCGGGCGTGGATAAAAATACTCTCGCCGAAAAGATCACAAGCATATCCCGTCGTGCTCCAGGCAGGATAAATACAAGGGATATAATGAAGGCCCACGAAGTCGTTGGTCGCAGTCTTGCCTCCGCTGCCGCCCGTGCAGCGGACCCTAATCGCCTCTGGAATATACTGGGCGACACCTTTGGCAGGCACAGAACCGTCATGGATCGTCTTCGCGCGGTATGGCGTGCGACAAAATTCTTGCCAGGTATACTTAAGTTCGTAGTTGTTCCAGGGGCTCTCATTGGCGGAGCAGCGTACGGCGTCAACAAGGCCTACGAGGGCATTAGGGAATTTTTCGGCGACACTGGCACAGACGCCTCTGCGCCCCCGGGCGCAAGTGGTCCCGGAGGAACCTCTGCAGCCCCTGGCTCCCCTGCCGCTGGTAGCGGTACTGTCGCAGATCGAGTTCGCGGAGAGCTGCAAAAAATCTACTCAAAAGAGTAAAGATATACTCTACAAAGGCTAGTGAAGAGGTACAAATGACGATTGCCGATGAAATTGCAAAAGAGTTTGCCAAAAATCTGGCAGATAAACGAGCCGCAGCGCGCCAGCAGCTCGTTGCCGCTGCCGCCGACACAGAGAAGGCAATCCGCGAAAAGCGCCCGCGCAAAAGCGATGAAAAATCAATCATAGAGGAAGCTCACCCGGGCGAGGTTTTCGTTGCAGAGTCCGACGGCCTAGGGGGCATGGTTGGAAATCCAGAGCAGGTTCATGAGCAGATTCTTAATGCCCTGAACCGCCGTCCGTCCGCCTTCCCCTATCAGGGTCTTGTTGCAAATGCAATGCTGGACTTCGAGAAGACTGCCGAGACGCTCGAGTCACATGACCTACATGACGAAGCCGATGCTGTGCGAAAAATCGCGCAGGATTTGCTTGCGGTGTTGCAAAGGCGAGCGCAACTAGGCTCCACGACTCCGGGAGGAGTTGCAGATCCCGAGATTCTTGATCCAGATCCCGATCAGACGCAGTCATCGAAGATACACAGGGCACCTGATATACAGGAAGCCGAATTAGTATCGGGGGAGGGTCGGACGACAAGTCAAACGCCCACCGAAACCAGGCCTCGCGACAATAGCGGCGTCGTATCCAAAAGTATCGAACAAACATCAAAAAATGCAAAAAAAGCGGGCGGCGCCCTTAGCAAGATAAAGGGATTTGGAGGAAAAATTCTGGGCCCAATAGGACTGGTGATATCTGCGTGGGACATCATAGACTCCGCCAGGAGTGGTGACTGGGCCTCCATCTGGACCACTGCCGGTGGCGCAGCAATTGGTGCGGCTGCGGCTGCGGCGGGCGTAACTGCGGCACCGGCACTAATTGCCGCCGGCGTAGGCACTGCCGTGGCAAATGGGATTAGCGCAGCCTTGACTGCCACTGCTCAGGATGGGATAGACGTAGATCTAGCCGAGCTTGCAGCGGACATTGAATCAGAAGTTGCCGATGATTCTTACGACCCTGCCGCTTACACAGATCCGGTTAAAAAGGAGAAGGCAGAAGCTGCTCGCAAGGCTCTAGAGGCCATGCGCGAGCGGATAAACAGCATATTGCTAGCCAGGAAGACATTGGAGCGCGAGGCCGGAAAGGGAGAGCAGATGGATCCCGGCACTGTAGGAGTTGCTATCGCCAGTATCGCCGAGAACAACAGGGCACTGGGAGAGGCATTTGCGCAATTCGAGAAGGCGGGCAGCGAACTTGACCTAACTTTCCTTCGTGACACACTTGGCTTTGGATTTCCGAAGATCAAGAATCGCATTTCAGATGTTAATGAATCAGTTTCAGAGTTTGAAAATGCGATGGAGGAGCTCTACACCAAGATCAAACCTCAGGTCGATACTATTCGCAGCCAGCTAGAGGACCAGGAAGGGCGCGCATCACAGTTGATGAAGGATATTTCATCTGGAGCTGCCACTGGGTACGGGGTAAGGACCTCGCTCGGTCTTCCTACAAAGCTAAAGAGTGACGTAGACAATCCTGATCACGTAAAGGAAGTCCAGGGCTTTCTGGGAGTGCGAGAGACCGGTGAGTGGGATGAGCCGACGATGGACAAGATTCGCAAGATACGCAATCGCTGGATCGGCTTTCACATCGATATGGCCAAACACGTCACGGAGGACATCTTGAAGGCTTCCACCAGGGAAGAGCTGGATGATCTTGAACAGCTCTGGCAAAACAGACTCGCAGGCAACTGAGGGATTATCGAGAGAGCTGGCATCACATTTTTGCAGCCAACAACTAATAAAGGGTGTAATATGTGATGTTTTAGGGGTCAAGACGCAGTCTGGCCACTCCAAACTAAATAAGTGAGGTAATTACAATGGCTCTATATCCTGTTCAGCCCGGCATTCAGCCGCTTGGCCTTTTTGATGTTCTTGACACCGAGCTCGCCGCCCTAAAGGGTGGTGAGGTCATGACCCTCGGCACCGCTCCCGTGGTCAACACCAGCACCGAGACCGCCGTTCCCGACGTTCTCGACGGCTACCACCTTAACGCGGCAGCCACCCGCCCCGTTGCGCAGCTCGCTGCGTCCGGCGCGGCGTTCGTTGCCCTTGCCGATGAGGGCACTGGTCCCGACTACTTCACCATGCTCGGCACGGTCGTCGGCGGCAAGGCCGGCCTCGTTGTCAGCGCTGGCGCCGTACTCGGCCCGCACACCGCTACCGCTTCGGGCAAGGTCACCCTTTGGGACAAGCCCGGTCTCTACGAGGTCACTCTCGACTCGATGGCCGGCGACTTCGTCAGCACGCTGACCAGCAGCGGCCTCACCCCCGGCGTTGTTGTCGGTTTTGGCAGCGGCGTGGACAAGGGCAAGCTTGCCCACAACGGCTGCGCGAACAAGGTTGCCAGCTCAGGCTGTGCGATCTTTGTCGAGTTCGCTCACTCGCAGAGCCTCGTCACCACCCCCGCCTACCTGACCGGCGCGACCCAGACGTTTGATCGCGTCAAGGTCATGTTCCTCGGTTCAGCTGGCGCCGGCAAGGCCCTGACCTGATAGCGACCTGGGAGTTGCTTGAAGAGACCGCTTCGGCGGTCTTTTCTTTTTTGCACTATTAATTCTGCTAGCCCTTATCGTACGCAGCCTATTAATTCTGTAGGTGTTTAGCGTAATTAATTTTGGTGACTACGTGTCCCCAAAGTGCAAGTAAGAGTAAGTTAAGTTCACTTCGGAGAAAACAATGTCAAATCTTTTTGATAACTCAGGCGAGCTCGGTGGTCTTACCACCCGCGACGCGCTGAAGAGCCTCGTTCGCATTGCCAAGGTCCTCGAGGAGGGCATGCCATCCAACGCCGTTGCCGCCGGCCGTCCTTCGACCACCGAGTCGCAGCGCGACGAGCTCGTTCGCCAGGCCATCCTCGACCAGGGCGGCAAGGTCGCTCTTGCTCAGGCCATGGCGCTCCCAATCCGCCGCAACCTTGATTACTCGGGCGTTGCTCGCCGCGGCCTCGTTGTTGACGAGCTCGCCACCGGCGTCCTTCCCCTCTATGAGCGCGACATCGACGTTGCCGCTTTCGTAATCTCGGCGAACGGCGCCGTTCCAGAGAGCCCCGTCCGTGGCGACCGCGTATTCGTCCCAGAGTTCGACATCGCCTGCCACCCACTCGTCCGCATCCGCGAGGCCCGTCAGCGCCGCTTCAATGTCATCGAGCGTACGGTCCAGAAGGCCAAGCAGGAGATCGCTGCCACCGAGGACGCGAACTTCTTCGCCGCCCTCGACTTCGCCAGCGACGCCGCCCTCGGCGGTGAGAACACCGCTCAGGTTCTCGGCGCCCGCATCTCGCGCGCTGATATGGTCGAGATCAAGTCAGAAGTTGATCAGTGGGACCTGCTCACCAGCAAGTTCTTCATGAACATCCGCGACTTCCAGGACCTCCTCCTCTGGACGTCACAGGGTGGTACCTCGGCTGCTGAAGTCGACCCCGTCACGCACCGCGAGATCCTCCAGACCGGCCTCTACGCCAAGCTCTTCACCGCCGACATCATCGTCAGCAAGCTTGTTCCGTTCGGCAGCGTCTTCGGTTGCGCTGAGCCCGACATGGTCGGCGTCATGCCAATCCGCCAGAACGTCGAAGTCGTGCCAAACGACAAGATGGATCGCCTCAGCCTCGGCTGGACGGTATTCGAGACCATCGGTATCGGCATCGTCAACGCCCGCGGCGTCGCCGTCGGCCGCAAGTCCTGAGCTTAGCTCTGGTCTGAAAGAGGGGTCGCCGCAGGGCGACCTCTTTTTTATTGCGCCGTCTGATGCTGTTGACTACGAGCATCGACCGAATGAAGCAGAGCATATGGCTTTGTTTGGCAAGATGTTGCGCAGGCAGCAAGTAGTGTGATCAGGCAGGTGAGACGTGAGCTTATTCGACTTATTATTTCGCAAGAGCTGTGCAGTGGAGTCTCACCCTGCCGATGGGTACCTGGCACAGCCGCCAGGGCACGACACCATTGTGCGCCCAGGCACATATCGTTTTAATAATCGCCAGGTAGATATTCTCGGTTTTCTGCCCAATGGCAAAATGAGCGCTACTCTATTCCTATGTCATGCGGGCTCGGGAAGCTGCTCAGAGTGGGGCACCTACGAGTTTTCTAGGGTATCGTACGACAAATCCCAAGAGATATGGGAAGCTATTGTTGGCAAGTCAGGCATAGTTATTCATGTGACAAAACACCACGGCGAAGTAGCGCTGAAAATAGAGGTTGACAGATGACTGAAGCTTCCTATCTAAATATAATGCGTCAGATTCTTGATGAAGGGGTTGACGTAGAAAATGATCGCACAGGAGTTGGAACCCGAGGCATCTTTGGCGCTCAGATGGCATTTGACATGGATGACGGGTTTCCCCTACTGACCACTCGTCGCATTGCGTTTCGCATTGCATTCGAAGAGATGATGTGGTTTATCAGGGGGCAGACAGATTCCAAGATCCTTGAGCAGAAAAAAATCAACATTTGGAGGGGTAACACTACACGTGAATTCCTGGATGCAAAAGGACTGGCTCATCTCCCGGAAGGTGACGCAGGAAAGAACTACAGCTGGCAGCTACGCAACTTCAACGGCAGCCATGTGGGCTCCGGCTACGATCAGTTGGCCGCAATTGTATCTGGAATAAAGACAGATCCATCCAGTCGCCGCCATTTTGTTAGCTACTGGAATCCGCAGCAGGTGCTGACAGAGGCAGCTCTGCCGCCCTGCCATGTAAGCTGGGCAGTGCAGATTGCCGGAGGCAGGCTAAATCTATCCTTCCAGATGCGGTCTAATGATTTCTATCTAGGAAATCCGACAAATATCGCAGGATACGGGTTCCTGCTGCACGCCCTCGCCAATTTGGCCGGCTATCGTCCCGGCCGACTTGTGTTCCAGGGATCTGATGTGCATCTGTATAAGAATCAGTTAGATAACGCAATGATACAAGTCACTCGCGAGCCGCTGCCGTTGCCAGGATTTCGCATAAACAAACATCTGTCTACTTTAGATGACCTGCTTGCTCTGCAGTATTCTGATGTAGAGGTAGTGGGGTATGCGCACCACCCAGATTTGCCAAAGGTTGAGATGGCGATATGAGTAAATTGATCGGGATAGCTGCAGTATCGGAGAATGGCGTAATTGGTCGTGGCAACTCCCTGCCGTGGCACCTGCCAGAGGACTTGGCCTGGTTCAAATTCGTAACCCTGGGCCATACGCTTGTGATGGGTCGCGCCACCTATAATTCCATAGGCCGCCCACTTCCTGGCAGAAAAACGTATATTCTCACGAGATCGCCATCCATCCCCTCGGAGATCAGCAGCCTGGCCGAAGCGCACTCGGACTCAGGCTTCATCTTCTTGTGCGGCGGCTCAGAGGTATATGCACAGTTTTTATTTGACTGTGACGAGTTGCTGATTACTCATGTAAAGCAAGAGGTTGACGGCGACAAGTATTTTCCTTATTTTCAACACATGTTCCATGCGACAGAAACACTCCGGTCAAACGATGAGTATGATATTATCAGATATGCGAGGAATCCACGATGAAGCATTCTAGTGCCGCCTGGCGTTGGGGTTCTGCGGAGCATCGGGCAGAAGTCATAGCGTCCGCACTCCATTGTTTTTTTAATAAGAGCGCCTACGAGCCGGATTTGCGCGGCCTAACCAGCCGAGTGGCCGTGATCGCCGACAGCGACTTTGATGACGAGTGCATTATAATTGGAAATCTTGCAGGCTTCATTTCTTTTGAGATAAATGCAGCAAGCCCTTATGTCGGTGGTGGTGAATTCATGGATTGGGCCATGAGCAGTGCTGCCAGACTCGAAGGTCTCGCCTCTCTCGATCTTTCTCTAAAGATAACGGGACGCAACTGCGTCCCGCTAGCGATCTGCCTTATGCGCAAGAAGGGATCAGGCCTCTAGTCCGCCCTCGAATGACTCAACAACGCCGGCTCCGTGTTCACGCTTAAGCTCTTCGATTTTGCTAGCGGCCGCACTGCGAGCCGCTTTTACGTTTTTGCCAATAAACCTGATCGCCGGACCCATCGGGTTCGGATTCTCCAGTTCGTGGACGGTTATTTCGCAAGCGACCATGCCCTTCTCCCGCTTAAATGTGACATGAACCGACTTTTTTACTTCCTGTTCGGCGAGGATTAGCAGGTTAGCGGCCGCATCCATATGAGCTGCAGCGCGGAACATGCCGGCTTGGTCTAGCTGGTTGGCGAGCGCGTAGATGTTCTTTATAATAGTTTTGTTCATTTTGACTCCATGTTCTTTTACGCTGATTGTCATAAAAGTTTGCATGAATCAATTAAAGTAGTAATAGGTAGTAGGCCGTACAAGTACCCTCGCGCAGGGTTTTTTCGGCTGCGCGTGCAAGGCCCGGAGGAAGCTTGATGTCAAGGATAGAGCCGGTTGTACCAAAATTCTTGGTAAAGAACATCAGCCGTAGCGACCTACTGGTACTAGATGTCATCCCAATCCGCCCCGGCCAGACTATCGATGTCTATAGGGCTGCAGAATACCACTCCGATTCCAGGGAAGTTACAAATAGAATCTTGCGCGACCTAGAGATGCCATCTGGCGATCTTTACGTAAAGTGGAAGGTAAAGCGCAAGATCGAGATCCTAGAATTTCAGAATCCGATTTACCAGGGCAGCGGCCTGAATGCGGGCAAACTTCAAACCGCGAACACAGGCTTTAATGGAGGGGTACTCGGCTTTGTCTCTGGCAAGATGACATGGATTAGTCCGGCGACGTCCACTAAGTCGATACGCTTTACCGATCAGGATACAGCAATCGACTTGATCAACGACTTCACAATTCTAATCGACGCTTCTGCAGGACAGAGAATCGTGCAGGTCCCTACGCCGGATGTTAACGGCCATACTTTTAATCTAAAGAAGGTAGATGCGAGTACCAATAAAGTGGTGCTGGTTCCTGTTACAGGCTCGATTGATGGCGATGCGTCAAAGAGTCTTATTGTGGAGTGGCACTCCATCACAATACAGAGCTGGAACGGCAACTGGTACATAGTTTGATGCGTTTTGGCGTCAGCTAATAATACTATATAAATCGCAAGTCAATCAAGATAGGTAAGCAAGCAAGATTTTAACACAGGAGTCACAATGACTTTTAGACCATATGCCCGTAAGGTTAGGCTTGGTGATACCGAGACCTTCCTTGATATTTCAAATCTTCCAGACGGTTACGTCCTCAGCCGCAAGGGCTCAGAGATCGTAGCTGAGCTCATCGGCCAGGACAAGCTCGGTCTTGCCTCGCCCGTAAACACCAATGACGCGGCCACGAAGGGTTACGTTGATGGCGAGATGGCCTCCGAGGTCTCCTCCCGTATTGCTGGCGACGCCGGCGTTCAGGCCAACCTGACGTCAGAGATCTCATCCCGCGTTGCGGGCGATGCCGCTCTCCAGGTTGAGATCGACACTGAAGAGTCTGCCCGTGCTGCCGGCGACGCCGCGCTCAGCACCAGCCTCGGCAATGAGACCTCGTCCCGCGTTGCTGGCGACGCAGCCCTCGCGACCAGCCTCGGTAACGAAGCCTCGTCACGCGTTGCTGGCGATGCCACCGTACAGACCAACCTTGACAGCGAGACCTCATCCCGCATTGCTGGTGATGGCAACCTGCAGGGTCAGATCAACAACCTACTCTCGAACGTCACCCCTGAGTCACTTGACTCCCTCAGCGAGATCGTCTCCGCGTTCCAGGACGCTGATGGCTATCTGCTTGATGTGGTCCAGAACCTCTCGACCGGTTCGAGCTCAGCTCTTGGTCTCGAGACCTCTGCCCGCATTGCCGCTGATGGCGTTCTCCAGGGCAACGTTGACAGCGAAGCCTCGGCTCGCGCCGCCGGTGATGCCGCCCTGACCACCAGCCTCGGTGTCGAGACCTCTGCCCGTATCGCTGCTGACGCGGCCCTACAGGTCGAGATTGATACCGAAGAGTCCGCTCGTGCTGCTGGCGATGCCGCCCTCAGCACCAGCCTCGGCAACGAAGCCTCGGCCCGCGCTGCTGCCGATGCAGCCCTTCAGGTTGAGATCGACACTGAAGAGTCTGCTCGTGCTGCCGGCGATGCCGCGCTCAGCACCAGCCTTGGCAACGAGACCTCAGCCCGTGTAGCTGCCGATGCCGCTCTCCAGGTCGAGATCGACACGGAAGAGTCTGCCCGCGCTGCTGGCGACGCTGCTCTCACGACCAGCCTCGGCAATGAGACCTCGGCCCGTGTAGCTGCCGACGCAGCTCTCCAGGTTGAAGTTGACACCGAGGAGTCTGCTCGTGCCGCTGGCGATGCCGCCCTCCAGGTCGAGATCGACACTGAGGAGTCGGCCCGCGCTGCTGCCGACGCTGCTCTGCAGGTCGAGATTGATACCGAAGAGTCAGCTCGCGCTGCGGGTGATGCTGCCCTCAGCACCAGCCTCGGCAACGAGACATCGGCCCGTGTAGCTGCTGACGCCGCTCTCCAGGTCGAAATCGACACCGAAGAGTCGGCCCGCGCTGCGGGTGACGCTGCTCTCACGACCAGCCTCGGCAACGAGACCTCGGCTCGTGTGGCTGCCGATGGCGTTCTCCAGGGCAACGTTGACAGCGAGGCCTCATCCCGCATTGCTGGCGACAGCAACCTGCAGGGTCAGATCAACAACCTGCTCTCGAACGTTGATCCGGCGTCCCTCGACTCGCTCAGCGAGATTGTCTCCGCGTTCCAGGACGCTGATGGCTATCTACTTGACGTAGTCCAGAACCTCTCAACCGGCTCAAGCTCGGCTCTTGGTCTCGAGACCTCGGCCCGCATTGCCGCTGATGGCGTTCTCCAAGGCAACGTTGACAGCGAAGTCTCGGCTCGCATTGCCGGTGACGCTGCTCTCACGACCAGCCTTGGCGGTGAGACCTCCGCCCGTATCGCCGCTGACGCGGCCCTACAGGTCGAGATTGATGCCGAAGAGTCAGCTCGCGCTGCAGGTGATGCTGCTCTCAGCACCAGCCTCGGTAACGAGACATCGGCCCGTGTAGCTGCGGATGCTGCTCTGCAGGTTGAGATTGACACGGAAGAGTCTGCCCGTGCTGCCGGCGATGCCGCGCTCACGACCAGCCTCGGTGTCGAGACCTCGGCTCGCGTAGCTGCTGATGGCGTCCTCCAGGGCAACATCGACAGCGAAGTCTCGGCTCGCATTGCCGGTGACGCTGCTCTCACGACCAGCCTCGGTACCGAAGCTTCGGCCCGCGCTGCTGCCGATGTCACTCTCACGAACAACCTGAACAGTGAGATCTCGGCTCGCATTGCTGGTGATATCGCCACCCGTCTCCTGGCGGTTCGCGAAGTCACTGCGAGCGGCGCGATCAACGCCAGCGATGACCTCGTGCTCATCAACGGCACCGGCAGCACGGTCGTTACCCTGCCAACCGCAGTCGGTAACTCCGGCAAGAAGATTATCGTCAAGAAGATCGATAACGCTGTCAGTGGGCCAAATGATGCGGACACTGTCGCTGCCGCCAGCGGCGAGCAGATTGATGGTGGCTCAGAAGTCAAGATCTATCTGCAGTACGAAGCGGTTACGCTCGTTTCGAACGGCGCCAAGTGGCTGATCGTCTGATCTAGTTTAGATGCCTACGGAGACCGCCTGGTGACCCCGGGCGGTTTTTGTTTTGTCGAATAACTAGATGTAACAAGCAGCTAAATGATTCAATAATCAAGAAGTTTGTGCTGGTCCGCCTCAGGCTGTGCGGCGATTATATCAAGAGACAGGGGTTTCTGCATGACATTTTACCCGTTTGCCCTAAAGCTTAAAGCTAATGACAGCGAAGAACTTCTAGAGCTCACCGCGCTGAAGAATGACGAGATGCTAGTCAAGATAGGCGACTCGATTACATCTTCACTTATTTCAGCTGATCAGATAAACAATATAAACTTTCCATCTCCAATAATCCCGACGCAGATTGCAAACAAGCAGTACGTTGATGACGCGGCAGCCAGTGTTCTTGCCAGTGTATCGCTCGATGACCAGGCTTTTCTAAGACTAGACGGCTCCCGCCCTATGCTTGGCAATCTGTCGATGGATGGCTATTCCGTAACAGGCCTAAGAGAGCCCTCCGCTCTCGCAGATGCAGCTACCAAGAATTATGTAGACTCTACCCTATCTGCTGTTATAGATGGCCTGTCTTTTGCCGATCTCGGCTTCTTCATGACTGACGGCTCTAGGCCGATGTCAGGGCATATTGATGCCGATGGCTATCTGATAACAAATCTCCAAAGCCCGATCAATGCTCGGGACGCTGCGACCAAGGAGTACGTCGATTCGCTATCTAGGTTGGCGGTTGTGACCACTACAACTAACTACGAGATAAAGCTATCAGACAGAATTGTGCTCGGAGATGCCTCGGCCCAGCCCGTGTTCCTTGATCTGCCGTCTGCAGCCGGTCAGGCCGGCTTGCTGTTCAATATAAAGCGAATTTCTCCAGGCGATAATGATCTTTTTGTTCGCGCCGCGCCCGGTGAGACTCTGGATGGCGAGAGCGTTATTTCGCTGCTGCTTCAATGGGAGTCGATGACGGTCGTATCCAACGGAGCGAATTGGTACATAATGTAAAAAAGAATTAAAACCGCTGCAGCTAGCGGTTTTATATCTATTGCGATGTAGTTCTTAGCAGCGCTATTCCTGCCAGAGGTGCGTAGGATGAAGAGAGTTAACGTGGCACTTGCTGGCTCCGGTCAACTTTACCCTGCCTTTGTTGGCGCTCTAATATGCCTAAAAGAAAGAGGCATCGAGATAGTAGAAATAAGTGGAACATCTGGTGGCGCCATCATTGCTGCCGCGATATCCGCTGGTCTCGACCCCAAGGTCGACATTGCCGCCCTCGTCAAAGCAACCTTGCCTGTCAAGAGTAAGCTTTTTGATTTTTCTCTGCGCTCTATTCTGTGTAGGTGGGGCCTTATTCGCGGCAATAAAATAGAGAATAAGTTTAACCAATATCTTCATAAGACACTGGGAGAGTCCAGGATTCCGCTCCACATCACTGCCTCTAATATATCAGCTCGAAAGCTCAGGATATTCAGCTCTGCTTCCGATCCAGGTTTTAGCACTGCAAGGGCTATAAGGGCGTCGATATCGTTGCCGTTTATATTTGAGCCGGTTGTTATAGATGGCGATCTCTATGTGGATGGTGGCTGGATGAAGAATATGCCATCAGATGTGTTCTCTAACGGTCTTCCTGTCCTAGCTTTTAAGACAACTCCGCATTCCGGCATTGTAACAGGCATAACTGCGCTAAAGAACTATCTTGTTGCCCTTTTTGAGTCAGTCATAGATGGCGACAGAGCACATCGGCACCAGGAGTACATCTACAAAATACATATCCCAACGCGCTTCAATCCTCTGAATTTCAATGTAAATGAGGTCGAAGTAGATTTTATGATCCAAGAGGGTTATCGGGCTGCGTCCGAGTGGTTGGAAATGAATGAAGAAAAAATCTTCACAATGTGAGATCTGCGGAACAACGGAGAAGGCCGCCCTTCATGTGCACCATATAGTCCCCAGATGTGACCCAAGGTGTACTAACTCAAATGAAAACTTGGTTACAGTCTGTGCAAGCTGCCATCAGCTGATACACAAATCCGCCATAGTATGCGAGGGCTGGTTTGCGACTTCTGCAGGTCGGAAATTCTTCTGGCACAGGAGCGGCGAAGCACATGTTATTCGCGAGGGGATTATATTCCTAGAGGATGGCAAGGTCGAAATCAGGTGACATCGCTGGGCGATAAAGCACAGCGAGGCAGATAAAATAGCAATAGTAAAGGTGTAATTGCAAGCCGTCACCTGTAGTGGCTACACCTTCATGCTAACTCAGTGACGTCGAACAACAGAAAGAGAGAGGAAGAAAATGGAAGACAATACCAAAAATCTAGTTGAGCGGTTTCTTGAGCGTGCTGATCGAGATGTGGCTGAGAACAGTGTCGCAGCGCGCTTGGTAAACGGCAAGCAGCAGCTTGATGAGGCCTCTGCTGCGCTGCAGCGCCTACGAGAAGAGCATCAGAAGCTGGAGCAGCGATTCGTTGGTCTCTCGCACCAGGTCAAGGCCATGGTTGATCTAGCGACTGAACTCCAGGCCCGCCATGAGGAGACCTCTGGTCGCAGCGCTGCGATGCCCGCCTCACCAGAGCCGGGTTGATTTAATTCTAATTCATTAAGACTGGGTGAGTAAATGAAGTACACCGGAGAAGTTGTCAAGTTCAAGGATAGACAGGGCAGCTTCGGTTTCATCAGAACGGATGGGCCGAGTCCCACTGACATATTCTTTTACTATAAGTATCTGCTAATGCCGGGCTACAAGACGGTTTCTCCGGGTACTCGTGTGGAATTCGAACTCGGCGAGAATCATCGCGGCAAGATGGCGATCAAAATTCGCATCGTCAGCCTGCCCGATGGTTCGATTCCCGAGTATAGCCTGCAAGAAGATTCTGAATAAGATGACCACTCATGCACCGCGGCTGAACAGGCCCGTATTCCTCTATAACCCTACCCCAAAGCCTGTTCACGTCAAAGACCTTGACCTCAAGGTAAAGCCAGGCGAGACGGTTGATGCGTTTGCGTATAGCAAACACATGACAGAAGCTCGCCTGCTGCTTTCTGCTGAGCGCGGCAATCTAAAGGAGGCCCTATCTTCGGGCCTTCTGATTCTGACCGACTCAAACAACAAAAGCACGCCTCCTGCTGTGAGATTTACAGAGTCCCGCCGTCCGATTTCGCGCCGACAGTTGCTTGCCCCACTTTCAAAAGAGAGCTCTTCTAATTTTATTGACAGGCTCCAGCAAGACTTCGGAGACCGGGTGTTGACCGCCCCCGAACAAGAGATTGCAAAAAACACTGAGAAATTAATCAACTCCGTGGACTTCGACGGGTTTGACGACCCACTGGAATAATTCACTATTATTTGGTAAGCATAGGTTAGCTAGCTAATCGAATAATTGGTGACGTCTTGAGTCAAATCTTTTACAAGAGAGCAGCCATCCCTCCGGGCGGAGTGATTCGGCTGGAGGTCCAGTTTCGCGACTCTGCTGGTTTGGCTCGCGATACCGACCAGTTTCCGCAGATAGAGATTGCCAATAGCGATGGCGTCATTGTCCATCCGGCCTCTAGTTATGGTGTTCGCCGGCTGGCCGAGGGGCGATACAGGCTGCAATATACTGTTCCAGATGGCTATGCTGATGGCGTGTGGCGAGACACTTGGTCTGCTACCCTCGACGGTTTTGCTAATATAGCAAATTTCGACTTCAATGTGCTTAGTCAGGGCACGATCACTGCCACGGGCGACACGGTCACGACCCCAGAGATGAAGATCGGGGATGTGCCCAAGATCAACTTTACCCAACAGGAGATCTATGGCATCAACATTCTGATGCAAAAGCTGCGCTTTCGTCTCAGGAATACTCAGCGCAAGCCAGACGGATCACGTTGCGACATCTTGTCCATAGATGACATGGAGTCGTTCATATGGCTTGCTCTTAGTGAGTTTAATGCGACGCCGACCTTCACGTCCTATACGACTGCAGACCCATCGATTTATACGATATTTTCGGATCTTATCGTAGAAGGCGCATATTTAAAAGCGCTACCCAGCCTTATCCCAGCCGAAGCTGGTCGTGAATGGGTTGTAACAGACGATGGTATCTCTGTGACGCCTGCATCTGTAAGCTCTGCTCTATCAAACATAATGTCAGCCCTGTATTCCGAGTATCGAGCGAAGCTTAAAGAAGCAAAGAGAAATCACCGTCCTGCTCCGCTCGGCATGGGTGCTGGCCAGCTTGCGGTCGCTCACCCGACATTTAGGCGCCTGCGCAACATTCGTTATACCGGTCAGTTCTAGGAGTTAAAAATGGCAATTGTACAAACAGGAGATCTAAATCACCAGCATTTTTCTGCATCCGCAGGGGACACAGTGGTTTTTACGAGGCCAATTGTTAATGTGATCATCAACGTACCAACGGGTGCAGCAGTTACGGTAGACTTTGACGGCTCTGCCGAGCTTGCAGGCGCGCTTCCGATGGATCTGGCAGTGGGCACGCATCAGTTTATTAATATTTTGGTAAAGAAGATAGTGGTCGCAGGTAGCGGTAGCATAACTGGTGTTGGAGTTTGTACCTAATGAGCCTAGATCCCGGTGCAATAGTAACAAGCCTGCTCTCTGTAGAGAACGGAATTCTGGCCGGCGGCTGGGTTCTGGCAGGCTATTTGCTATTTAAGCTTTTCTCTAAAAAGGAGGCGCAGGAAACTGCGCTAGAAGCTGCGCAACGGGAACATGCCATAGAGCTCAGGACAGTGCGCGAGTCGCACGCCGAGGAGCTAAAACAAATGCGTCTGGCACATGCCGAAGAAATCAAAAGTATGCGCGATGCGCATGACAAGCGCATGGCAGAAACCGAAGATGAACTCGGCGAGCAGCTGCGCGAGGCTACTACACATATAGCAGACCTACATTCGGCACACGTTCAGGTTATAACCCAGATGGCGGACAAGCGCATCGAAGACCTGAAATCCGTGACCGAAGACTATAATGCCATGGTAGAATCCGTTAGACTAGCTCTTGAGAAAATCGCCCTGGGCTTAGGCCGAAAGCGATAAGCGAGGATTGTTTATGGCCGATAACGAAGTCGAAAATCCGCGCAAATCGCGCAGAGACAGGTTGGCAAAGCTACGCGAGCAGATTGCGGCCATGGGCGAATGCGAGGCTTCGGGTGACCAAGAAATAGGAGAGCCCTGTTGCCTAGCAGAAGAACTTCAGAAGATTAAAGACCACATTAGAAAGAGGAATAATGAAGCTGTTCTTGCGACGCGCACAGAGTGATGCAGTAAGCTCTCTTCTGGAAAAAATACTCGACTTTTTGGCCGATTCTGAAGCGGTCAAGGGCATGTTTGGCAGGTACGGAGTTCCGCTAGAGCGGCTCCGTGATGTCGATATTCGCTTTGCAGACATTCCTGTTAGCGCCAAGACCAAGGACAAGATTATATTTATCAACAGGAAGTTCCTTGAGGATGGCGATTTCTCAAAGGAAATGCACTACATAGTTCACGAACTGTGCCACTGGCTGCAACAGGTATGCGACGATCCGTATGACATGATTCCTCCTCCCGGTACTGACTATCTCGATATGCCCTCTGAACTAGAGGCATTTATGTACCAGGCCCACTTCATGCGCGAGTTCTACGGGGACGACGAAGCAGAGCAGTACGTTGACGATCTGCTGGATTTTCACGAAATAAGCGGCAAGGAGCGTGACAAAAAGCGCACTGCGCTGCTCCTAGAAACCTAATAATTTGTCAGATATAGGCTAACAAAGCTATATCTGAGGAAAAATGACCCCAACCGCACCGGCATGGCTAGACCCTAGAAAACCAGGTCTGCGATCAGCAAAGCAAAACATTGCTGATGGTAGCGTGCTGCTGCAGGTTACCGAGGCCATTCCCAGTACCTCGTCCTTGCAGGTAGTTTATCTTATTTATGCGGGAGAGACTGCAGTTCCTGCCCGGCCGACGTTCATATCTCCAGATGTGCCCGTCCTAATTCCCGCTGCTTTTGCCGGAGGAGATTGGCATTTTAAAGTTACGGCTACAAACGGCGCGGGACTGCTGGATTCGCCAGGTCTTTCTGAAGTGGTAGCGAGCCTCTATGCTTTTCCAGATACAGTTGCGCTTGCAGCCGATTTTGATTTAAGCGATACCACGTTTTCTCTCACAGATAGCGCCGGATACCCTGTTGATGGCTATCTAGTGATCGGAGAGGAGATCATTCAATATGCGTCGCTTGTCAGCGGTAGTGGCACTGTAGTTGCGCGCGGATTGTTTGGATCGACAGCGGTGCCGCACTCAGCCGCGGACGAAGTTGCCCTTTGGGTTGGCGTAGAGGCGGCTTCCGCCGAGCTCGTGAGCATACCTTCATGTGGTCTAACCAGGCCCAAGTGGTTTGATCCGCGAAAGGTCGGGCTGGAACAGGCGATTGATTTTGGAGATGGCAGTACAGTTGGCTTGCGGTGGGATTATGCGACAGTTCCTGCTGGCTTCAGTACCACTTACTACCAGATATATAAATCAAACAATCTGAAAACCATCTACGACCGCCCTCTGTTTATTACGACTGCTAACGAGGCAACCCTGACCGGGATAACTCCAAAGGAAGGCTTTTATTACGGTGTTCGTGCAGCGTATTTTCTCGCGGATTTTACGACCTCTGGCATGATAGAGCACTCGCCGGGACTATTTCAAGTACCAGAGCCAACTGAGTTGCTAGACAATCTTATACAAGGGGCCCTCGGCCCTGTGCAGGTAGCATCTACCGCAGGATTCCCCTCCTCGGGACTGCTGCGGATTGGTCACGAGATAATGAAGTACAGCTCTCTGACAGCTACTTCATTTATGATATCGGCTCGTGATGTTTTTGCCCTGGCATGGACCGAGGATTTGCCGGCTGGCTCGTCGGTAGAGATGTTCCGTGGCGTAGATGACGCTACTGATTATTTCTGGCGCCTGAATACATCATGGGACGGATATGGCTTAGCAGCGCTGCCGCTTGAGCCCGGCGATGGATATTGGGGATTCGGCTACCTACAGGATCCAGACGGCTATAGGAATTTTCCAGTGGCGCCTCAGAATGAGGATCACTCGATACAGGATGAGGACGCAGAGAGCGCCGAGCCGTTCGACTACTGCGGCTTGCGTTCAAATGACCAATCACAGGTACTTAGCGGTGACTTCTGCGGGCCTAAAACTCCTCATGGCAGCGGTACATATCACGGCAATTCCATGCTGGGCCAAGCAGGTGGCATTGATGTCTACGAGGGTAATCTTCAGCGTCAGGAGATGCTGCTGGGGATAACTGGTGAGCCGTTTGTTCTGCTGCGCAGAAAATGGACTGGCAAGGTTTGTCCGCGCATTTCGCATAGGACGGAGCACCCAGAGGCGCGTTGTAGCCTCTGCTACGGCACCTCCTTCGAAGGTGGATATCAGCGCTACATCAATACTCGTCTTCTGCGCCCGGCCGAAGAGAACCCGAACGGCTTCATTAATCTGAGGATAGGGCCGTATCAGGATGAACTCGATCTAGTTGATTCTCGAGGCTTCTCTACTGAAAAGACAGACCTAAGCGGCTGGACTAC